TATGTCTGGAGTTGCAGGAGGTGATTTATCTGGACTTTTTCCTAATCCCTCCGTTTCTAAAGTAAATAATGTGTCTGTTTCAGGAACCCCTATTGCGGGACAGGTAATTACAGCGTTAAGCGGGACAGCCTCAAGTTGGCAGACACCTGGCACAGGTTCTTCTACGGCAAATAAAGGCACTTATCAATGTGATGTAAGCGTTAATCTTCATGATGTTGTTTATCTTAAAGCATCTGATGGTTATGTCTATTCCGCAGACGCAGATGATATATCAAAACAGCCTGTTATTGGTATAGTATCATTAAAACCAACTGCAACAACTGCTGAAGTGACTTATTCCGGTGAAGTGTCTGGATTTTCCGGATTATCACTATCAAGCACATATTATTTATCGATTACTCCGGGGCAAATATCAACATCAACCCCGATAACAACCGGTTCAATTATTCAACATATAGGGTTTGCTAAATCAAGCACAGTTTTAGTTGTAATGATTGATCGTGATTTCGTCATGTTATAAGTCAATAATTAGGTAATATATTAAGTTGGTTAATTTCGCCTCATATAACCAAGGGGCAATTGGAGATAAAATGGCTAGATTCAAATATATGGGTGAGATGAATAGGAATGCTGTCGTAAGCTATGGCCCAACAAAAACCATAAATGTTCCGCTGAAGAATGGGACGCACCTGGTAATAAATGCAGCCGATCAAACAGCTGGATTTACACTGAACACAGATATTGGTGTTGAAATAACCGATTCAAGAGCGTTAACATGTCTTCGCGCAGATACTAGGTTTCAAGAAATTTAAGTTTAAAGCAGTATAAAGTTTTAGTTTAACAATTTAATTGACAAAAGGATATAATAATGACTTCTTATCGTTCACTTACAATACAATCTGGTGTTGTCAAACAAGTTCAAAATGGTGATACACTCACAGTTGGAGCTGGTGTTGACACGGCTTCAGGCGATTTAACCTTAACCCCGACAGGAACTAACGTAACTGTTGCTTCTGGTAAAGTTCTTTTATCTGGAGGTGGAACCGGAGCCCTTAATTTCGGTACTGCGTCTGGTGTATTTACAACATCAACAGGCACAAACACACTTAGTGGTGACGTTTCTGTTGCGGCAGGTAAAAATATATCTGCAGCATCAGGCGCAGGTAATTTCGATTGGTCACTTTCAACTGGTACATTCAAAACAAGCACTGGGGCGGTCACAGTCGGCGGAGCAGCATCATTTACCGCAGCAGGCACGGCATTAGCGGTAACAAATAATGCAACTATAAGCGGAACCCTTACCACCGGATTAATTGATAATAGCGCCGGCACATTAATAATTGGCGCAAATACAACTGCAACAACAATCGGTAAATCTGGAACAACCACCACAATCGCAGGTGATTTAAGTGTTTCCGGTGCACAAACCGTAGTTGGGACAACAACTTTTGCAAACCCAGTTACATTCGACGGTTATGTTATCGTTGGTGATGGTGTTGGCGGACCAGATTATTTCTCTCTAGATACATCAACTGGTTATTTAGGTTCATCGGCTCGTCCAGATATGCGATGGGCACCAGAAATGGCTCACCAATTCTACGTAGCTGGCTCAACCACTACAAACGCTGCTGGCGGAGCGCTTACAGTAGCTGGTGGTCTTGGCAATGGCACAGCGGCAGGTGGCGTTCTTGCTGTTGCAGGCGGCCAAGGCGGGGCAACTGGGGCTGGCGGAAATCTAACCCTAACAGCTGGTGCAGGTGGTGCAACAAGCGGCAATGGCGGCAATTTAGTTCTAGCGGCAGGCGGCGTTACTTCAGGCACAACCGGTACAATGTCAGTCGGCGCAACAAATACCTCGGCAATCGGTATCGGCGCTAGCGGAATTACAACCACCGTAACCGGCAACCTAACACAAGTAACAGGTGCAGTGAGCTTAAGTGGTAACGCAGCTTCATCACTAACCACATCAGCCGGCGCACTTACATTAACTAGCGCAGCGGCGGCAACATGGTCAACAGCGGCAGGAGTACTTTCAGTAAATGGTTTTGCGGGAATTAACTTACAAAAGGGCGGATCAACTCTACTCGATGTTGGTGTTACTTCAGCCACGGCATTAACAGTATCGGCTGGTACAAACGTTACTGCAGCGTCAGGGTCCACGATATTTAATTTTGGTTCTGCCACTGGTGCATTTACAACCTCAACAGGTACAAACACACTTAGCGGCGATGTTACTGTTGCAGCTGGTAAAAACCTATCTGCAGCAGCTGGGGCGGGCAATCTAGATTGGTCAGCTTCAACTGGTACATTTAGAACCTCATCAGGTGACGGCTACCTAAACGGGAATACAGTGGTTGCAACCGGTAAGACACTGTCAACAACCGGCACAGGCATGATTGATCTCCCTTCTCTATTCAAGATCAATACATCTGCTGTCAGCGCAAATGTTACAGCTACAAACCTAAATACCTTAACAGCTGGGGCGGCTTCTAACGCTGACGCACTGCACACTCACTCAGGGGTAGTAGCAAGTAACCTTTTAATCTCAGGCTTAACCGCAACTGGTTTTGCTGAGGGCGACATTGGTTATGCAAGCGCCAACAACGTGCTTACAAAAGCCATTGCAACATCACTAGCGGCAGCAAGCTTCCTTGGCGTTGCTCCTTCTGGCAATCCAACAACCTCAACATACGTCAGCGGTTCGGCAAATGTTAGGTTTGAAGGGAGCTTAACACTTGCAGCAGGGGATCGTGTTTATATCTCGGCCTCAACAGCTGGATGGGCAACAAACGTAGCTCCATCAACTGCAGGTCAAGTAGTTGCATGTATTGGTATAGTTCTTGATACAACTGGTTATACAACTGCCGGAACAAAGGCCCACGTAGTTCTCTTCCCACAAGCACCAGTAGTTCTATAATAATTAGTAACAATCAGTAAAAAGAAGTGATATATAAAGAGGCGAGACAGAAATGTTTCGTCTCTTTTTTATTTAATACAGGAGCAATACCAAAATGGCAAAGAAAACCAAGAATCACGTTTCAGATGCAGCCTTAACAAAGCCTGACGTAATTGCATTAAATCAAGACCAGGTAGAAAAACTTCGTGAGCTTGAGCAGGCAGTTCTTAAATATAAGCTTCAATTGGCAGATTTAGAAATGAGTATTAGTGATATTGCATTAAAGAAGAATTTGTTAATGGGTACGGTTACATCAGAAACATCAAAAATGATGGAGTATATTAAGGAAGTTGCCAGGACATATGATATCGATCCTGATGGCGACTCCTCTTCTGAGCAATGGCATTTAAACACTTCAAATATGGTGTTTTCGCGCATTAAGTAGGCCCGTCAACATATTTTGTATCTAATTTAATTATATTGTTAATACCGTTAAATTAACATCAATATAGATGTGTATTTTTCTTTGTGGCCGGCTGACATCGTAATAAATAGAAATTCTTAATATATGGCAACCTACAATAATATAGTTGTGTTCAAATCATCAACCGGTACGATGGCAGCATCACAGACGGGAGATACTCAACAAATTGGGCAAAATCTATATTTAACAGGTGTGACCATATCTCTAAAGCTTGACGGCTACATAGTTATGAATATGATGTCTGCCCCTCCCGTTTCTACGGCAGGAACTGGCCGTATATATTTTGATCAAAGCACTCTAAAATTCAAAGTATCAGAAAGTGGCGGGGCATATGCAAATTTAATATCTGCTAATGCGTTTGGTCCGGCCGGAGGCGATTTATCCGGAACATACCCTGGCCCAACAGTCATAAAAGTAAATGGTACGTCTGTTCCAGCATCCCCAGCCGCTAATACAATATTGGTTGCTACATCTGGAACAACAACTACATGGGCTCAGGTTGTTGATGGATATATTTCGGCATCTGCGGCTATTTCTGGAAGCAAAATAAACCCTCTATTTGGCACGCAGACGTTAACGGCCGGAACATCTAACTTAGGCACGTCAACGTCTGCAAGTTCGATTGCAGGGTCATTAACGCTCACTACGAAGACGTTTGCAGGTAGCGGTACAATTGATGCTACAACAAAAGATTTGATTATTTATGCGGACACTTCTGCAGGGGCTATTTCATTAACTTTGCCGGCTCCAACAAGCGGAAGATTTTTGATAATTAAAGATAAAAAGCAAACGTTTAACACAAATAATTTAACTTTAATTAGAAATGGTTCAGAAAAGATTGATGGTTATGCTGGGTCCGTAGTTTACGACAAAGTAAATCATAATTTAATGATTACTAGTGATGGGACAGATTGGTATACAAATGATTCAAATAATTTGCCAAGTGGAACGGCAGGTGGAGATTTAGCTGGAACGTATGCATTTCCAACTGTTAATACAATAACTGGGACTGGCGGGGTAATTCCGGTTTCTGCAAATACTATAAGGTGGGCAGTAAATTCGTCGCCCTCTATACTTCAAGTTAATCAAACTGCGGCATCAACGAATGGGCAACCATTAACAATTCAGGCTCAAAATGCAACGGGGGCAACTTCAACAGGCGGAAATTTAATTATTACAGCTGACGTTGGGACTGTATTAAACAACGAAGTTGATGTTCAAACTGGTTCAACTCTTGCATTTCGACAAGGCCCCAATATTAGTTTTTTCTCCCAAGTTTTATCAAGCGGAGGCAGATCAGGATCAACTACAACCGCTTATTTATGTTCCGGTATAGAAAATACTATAGGTATGTCTGAAACTGCCGATTCTTTATTTGGATATTATTATAGTCCTGGTGGATCGGCCGGGTCTTATTTTGGATGGTGGTTATTTCAAGGTTTCGGATCATCTTTACATTCAATATATGGGATATCTGCTGGTAGAGCCTCAACTTCCACTGGCCTAGCAAAGCTGGGCCCAGGTTTGTTTTGGATAGCAAGAGGATATCATTTCGGAGGTAATTTTGTTGGATTAAGTATAAAGAACCACCATTATCCAAGCGCAACAGCAGCAAATTCGGATTATCACATTAGAGGTTTATATAAAATTACGGGAGATAGGGTGACGCTCACTGACAACGGGCTTTCCGGCGCCAATAGACATTTTGAGAAAACGGTGGTTGCAGATGGATATGACGGTGTATTATGGGCATCCTCTACCCAATACGTAACTGGAGGGATATATGGTAATGCACAAGGAGTGCAAACAACCCTTGCTACAGGAATTATTCCAACCACAAATAATTCAGGAAGAAAGTTTTTTCAAGCACAAACTACGGCAAATTCTGGTACAGTTCAGCCAAATTGGGATGGATATCAAACATTGGGAGCCACATTAGTTGACGGGGGGGTGACGTGGGAAAATACTGGATCTGCATGTACTTATGCCCATATGAACAAAATACAAGGGAATATCAAAAATGGTACAACTTCCGGAACAATTGCGTGGGCCCTATCTGATGAGTTTATAGTTGCTACAAATATTACTGCCAGTAATGCCATTTCATTTTTTGCATGCAATGGCCCGGATTATCAAAATTATCATACTATAAAAGATGGTTATGGTATTTTTTCACACGGCGTAGGACTGGCAATTAATAGCGCAGCCACACCAAATGTACCCATGGATGGAGATGGATATACTTATAATTTTAGGCACGATTATGGTTCAATATCCATTCAGCATACAGGTAATAGTAAATGGCTTATTGTTAATGATGCCAAAATATATGGAATATCAAGTAGTTCTAATGATTTTGCATCAACTGGCAGCAGGTTAGATTTAGCTTCACAAGAAATAGTATTAGGGTCTAGCACTACATATCCTGTTAGAACATTTTCAACATCAGTTCAAACATCTGGTGCCACATTTACCACTATTGCTAGCTATACAATTCCAACAAATTCAATAGCGGATTGGCAAATAACAATAACCGGATGGAATGTAAATGGCGGGACTCCAAACGGTGATTATTTCAGATGCAATTTATCATTTCAATCGTATAGGCTATCGGGTACTCCAACATTAAACCCTGCTTCTCCATCGGCAATAAACACTATTACAAATGGGGGAGGATCCTCATATACTGTTCAGGTAATATTAACAACCAATTTAATGTCAATACAAGTTAAAGGAGTTGCCGCCACGTCTGTAAATTGGGCTTGTATTGGACAATATCAAAAGGCTTCCTGATAACATATAATCTATTGATATATATTGTTTTGCAGGTTTATTACTTTTGAACCTCATCGCATAAAATAACATTTAATATAAATGCGTTAAATAAAGCGGCTTAACGCTATGAAAAATTAAGATAACGAGTTCACATGGCAACCACCTGGATAAATAAAATAATTGTGTTTAATGAGGCTGCCGGGACTCATACAGTTGCGCATGCCGATGACACTCAGCAAATAGGCCAAAATTTATATTTAACCGGAACTAGCACAACGGCTACATTAGATGGTTATTTTATAATAAATGGAATAACTGTCCCTGCTTTAGCGCCAGCATCATCTGGACGTATTTATTTTGATAGCACGGGTAATGTATTTAAAGCATCAGAAAATGGCGGCGTATATTTTAATTTAATTGGAGCTAGTGGTCCGGCCGGAGGAGATCTTTCTGGTACATACCCTAATCCAACCGTTGCTAAAATAAATGGAGTCTCTGTTCCGGCAACTCCATCTGCAAATCAAATATTATTCGCCACTTCTGGTACGGTTGCAACATGGGGTCAAATAACAGATGGCAACGTATCCGTAACCGCTGCAATTTCTGGAAGCAAAATATCGCCTAATTTTGGAACGCAAACATTAACTGCTGGTGGATCTGCATTTGGAACTACTACAACAGTTAGTTCAATTGTGGGGTCATTAAAATTTACAACGAAAACATTTTCAGGTCCTTCTGATGGTTATATAGATACTGGTACAAAAGATTTAATTATTTATGCTGATACATCTGGCTCGGCTTTTCGATTAATATTGCCGATTCCAACAAATGGCCGAACAATAATAGTAAAAGATAAAAAACAGTCATTTGCCGCTAATAACTTAACATTAACAAGAAATAGTGCCGAAAAGATTGATGGATATGCCGGGAACTTAGTTTTAAGTATTAATAATAAAAATTTAGTTATTACCAGCGACGGAACTGATTGGTATACAAATAATTCCGGTTATAAGTTTACTGATGTTATGGGTGGAACAGACTTAACTGGCTCATTTGCAACTCCAACAATTATAAATCTATCTGGTAATGCCAGCGGAATTGTAACTCATCGCACAAATAATCTTCAGTTTAATATTGGGGTTGTTGCACCTACAATAACACAGGGGGATAATACAGCTGCATCTGCAACTGCTCAAAATTTAATAATTAAGAGCCAAAGGACGGTAAATGTAGGTACTACTGGCGGAAATTTTTCATTAAAATCCGGCACTGGGACTTCCGGCGCAGGATCAGTATTATTTCAAATTAACGGAATTACTAAATTTCAAAACTCTACCGCTTTTTGTTCCTCGTCTTCGGCACATACCGGTGGATTTAACATATATTCTTTTTTACAATCCGACGCTAACGGTTTATGGGGTATGCAAAATGATGATGATGGAGGTGGCTCCAATTATTTTTCTCATAGATATTCTCCATCCCCTGCAACATCAACTGACAGATTTGGTTATTACGGATATTTTACATTCCAATATACACCAAATACAACTGATAAAATAGCTTATGCAGTTGCAGCAGGCAGAGCTTTTGAAGGGTCTTGTGCCTTTTGGCTTCCTAGAGGATATTTATTTGGCGTAGGCACAGGAAAACACTATGTATTTCCCGGCCGCAATGTAGCCCAATATTCTAAAATAAAAAAAGGATATAGAACAATAGGTGATCGTGTAACAATATCAGATCTTGCTACGGCAAATGGATATTATGAGAAAATAGTTACAGCTGATGGCTATGACGGGTCGGAATGGCAAGCAAGCGCATCCGAATATTTGGAAGCATCTACTGGTAATTTTGCATTTGTAATTTTACCAATAATAAATAATTCTAGCAATCACGCTTTTCAAGTATTATCAAACCCAACAAGCGGGCTTAGTGGGGCTGTACGTCCAAACTGGGACGGATATCAAACATTAGGAAATACGCTTGTTGATGGTTATGTTACTTGGCAAAATGTTGGAACTGCATGTACATACACTAAAGCAAATAAAATACAGGGCAATATAACGTCAGTAACTACCACATATACCGTTCTCAGTTCTGATGAGATTGTAAATATAACAAATATTACGGCCCCATTTACTATTTCGTTACCATCATCTCCAATATTAGGCCAAACACATACAATAAAAGATGGCTATGGAGGATGTTTCACAAATAATATTACTATAGACGGTTATCTTAGTGGTGCCGGTAAAACAATTGATGGTGTTAATACAATTTTAATGAATCAAGATTGGAGTTCCATTACTGTTTATTATAACGGAACACAATGGAATGTTATTAAAGACGCAAAAACTCATGGTATTACGGCTTCCACTAATGATTTTTCTGCCACTGGAACTCGTTTAGATATTGTACCAAAAGAATTAGTTCTTGGTGCAAATACATTAGTCCCGCTTCGAAATTTTGTAAGTTCGGCACAGACAACTAGCGCATCTTTCGTGACAATTGCAAGCTATACTATTCCAACAAATTCATTGGCCGATTGGTCATTTACGGTTTTGGGATGGAACGTAACCGGTGGAACTCCTGATGGTTATTATTACAGAGCAGATTTCGTTTTTAAATCTTCACGATTAACTGGAGCGCCAACATTAACACCATCATCACCAACAGCAACAAACGTTGTATCTAATGGCGGAGGATCGGCGTATAGTGCCCAAGTAATATTATCAACAAATTTAATGTCAGTACAAGTAAGTGGCGCCGCTGCAAAAACTATAAATTGGTCGTGTATTGGCAAATATCAAAAAGTTTCGTAAATTATCCGATATATCCTGTTTAGGAGCACAGGCTTGCATAAAATAACATTTAATATAAATCAATAAAAGCTTTTGAATTGATATAACGAGACTACATGGCAAATACTTGGGTAAATAATATAGTCGTTCTTGGATCATCCGGAGCATTTACGGTTCCTCGCAACAACGATACTATCCAAATAGGACAAAACTTATATGTGGTAGGATCCGATAAAACAATAAAATTAGACGGGTTTCTTACCATTAATGCTAGATCGGCCCCTCCAGTATCATTATCTAATACTGGAACGATATATTTTGATACTGGAACAAATAGACTTTTAGCATCTGAAAGCGGGGCTACATTCGCAAACATAATTGGTGCGTCTGGAGCGGCATCAGGAGATCTTTCTGGTACATATTCTACCCCAACGGTAAGTAAAATTAATTCTACCTCTGTTGCGGCTTCTCCCTCTGCAAATCAAGCTTTGGCAGCCACATCATCAACAACATCGGCATGGTCTCAAATAACCGATGGATATGTATTATCTTCCACTGTAATTGCTGGCAGTAAAATAAATCCTGCTTTTAGCCCCCAATCATTAACCGCAGGAACATTTGCCTTAGGGCTTACATCATCCGCTAATTCTATAGATGGTTATGTAAATCTAAATACAAAAACATTTACTACTACTGGCACAATTGATACAACAACAAAAGATTTAATAGTTTATGCCGATACTACTACAGTTGGATTTACGCTTACATTGCCGGCGCCTGTTAATGGTAGAATTATTATTATAAAAGATAAAAAACAATTATTTTCAACTAAAAATTTAACAATTGCAAGAGCCGGTGCTGAAAAAATTGATGGCGTTGCGGCGTCATTGGTATTAAGTAAAAATAATAAAACTTTAATTATTACAAGTGACGGAACTGATTGGTATACTAACGATTATACATCATCGCTTGCCGGTGCTGGAGGCGGCGATTTAGGCGGCACTTATCCAAATCCTACTGTTGTTGGATTAACTGGCACGGGTAATATAGTTACTACTAGTGCCGCAACAATACGTTTTAATAATAATGTTGTGGCACCTACGATTAATCAGATTGATCGTAATGTCGGCGATGCAGTTTCAAATGGACCTACTTTTATTATTCAAGCACAAAATGCTACCGGCACCACCTCAGTTGGCGGCAATTTAATATTAAAATCTGGTACCGGAACATCGACTCATGGCAATATACAGCTGAAGCATGTTGGGTTTAACGGCACTACAATTACTCAAAACACCGTGTTTGCTTCTGTAACAAGCTCAACCTCAGCTCCAGGAGTGTTGTTATATGGCTATTTGAAATATAATGTTAATAGCGCTTGGGCACTAGCTACATCGCACGATTCATTTGCCAATTCATTGACATATTTTCCAGTTGGCGATACAAATGCCCCTGGTTGGTGGACATCTATATATGCAGATTCATTTTCTTATTGCGCTTACGCTGTTTCCGGTGCACAAGCTGTAGAAGGAGCGGGGATTATGTGGTATCCGAGAGGATATGGAATGACAATAGTAAATAATGGCACACAATATGCCCCATATACTTTTCCGAATCTAATTTCTGCAAAATCAAGCCAAATTAGAAGCGGATATCGTTTTACAGCAGATAGGGTAACATTAGCAAATACCGCGGCTCCAAATGCATATTATGAAAAAGTAATAACATCTGATGGTTATGATGGAAATGCATGGGTCGCAACTACAACATATATTGGCGCAAATCCGGCAGCTGGTTTTGCAGATACAATTATTCCAACATCAAATAATGCCGGTTCTAGAGCTTTCGAATGTCTGGTTGGAGGAACAACGGGCAGCTCTCAACCAAATTGGGACGGATACCAAACTACCGGAAATACTCTTGTTGATGGAACCGTGACGTGGAAAAATGTAGGTGCTTCTGCTACCTATAACATGATGAATAAAATACAGGGTAATACAACGCCAATAACAACGACATATACAGTATTATCGACTGATGAATTAGTTCTTATTACAAATATAACTGCACCATTTACTATATCATTACCAACAAATCCAACCGCTAAAGATTATTATACAATTAAAGACGGATATGGGTGCTCAACAAATAATATTACTATAGATGGTTATCAGGGTGGTACCGGTAAATTAATTGATGGGGCCAATACAATTTTATTTAATCAAGATTTTAGCGCGGTCACAGTTTATTATAATGGCACACAATGGAATGTCACGAGTCAAGTAAAAACAGAGGGACTTACTTCTGCAGACAATGATTTCGCTTCAGGAACTCGCCTAGATGCTGTTCCATCTGAAATAGTTTTAGCATCAACATCATCACTCACATCTGTTCCATTTAGACAATTTACTACTTATGCTCAAACAACAAGCGCAACATATGTGACAATTGCTAGCTATACAATTCCAACAAACTCTATGGCTGATTGGAATTTAAGTCTCGCCGGTTGGAACGTAAATGGCGGCACTCCTAATGGTGATGGATATAGGGCCGATATAAAATTTCAATCTTCACGATTAACTGGGGCACCTACATTATATCCTGCATCTCCATTGGGTACAAATGTAAGTTCAAGTGGAGGCGGCTCAGCATATAGCACGCGAATTACATTATCAACAAATTTAATGTTAGTTGAAGTTAGTGGCGCGGCAGCAACGACAGTAAATTGGTCGTGTATTGGTAAATGCATAATCATTGGCAATACCGTGGCGGTTGCGACAGTATCTTCAGTGTCATCAGCGGGAACGTCTACACAGTGGGATAATGCTCAAACACTAACAATAACTGGTACTAATTTTGTTTCAGGGTCTATTGTATCAATTGGTGGATCCGCAATGTCAACAACATTTGTATCATCAACCAGCCTTACATGTACAGCTACAGCGACAGTGTATCAAACAAGCGGCACTAAATCAATCACCGTGGACGCATCATCGGCATATACGGGATATTCGGTTACTGCATGGACTATAACTGATCTTCCAGGGATTACGGGGCGTTGGCGAGCTGATCTTGGCATCACTTTAACAAGCGGAAAAGTCTCTGACTGGGCTAATCAAGGCTCTGGTGGTGGATCTGTAACAGACGGCGGATTTTCTACAAGGCGTCCTACCCCAACAACACGGAATGGTAAGGACGTATTGCAGTTTCACCTTAATTTCTTAATTGGCGGAGTTGTGTGGTCAAGCATTATCTCGGCAGCTACGTATTACGCATTTGTCACATTAGAATCTACCGATACCACTACCACTACAGGCGCCTCATTTTCAAATCCAGCAGTAATGGGATCTTCGTATGTTTCATGGGAAATTACAAAAGATGTGGTACGAACTGTCAATTATGATGGTACTACAGATACATCTCCTAACGTTACATTTACGCCAAACGCTCGACATCTAGTTGCATATCAGCATACTGGTGGCAATGTGGCATGTGGATTAGATGGGTCTACGCCTACTACAACGGCCAGCGGAGATACGGCGAACAGAACAGAAGCTGCGCGTATAGGGTGTAATTACAATAATGGATTCTTTTTTGATGGATATATTAGAGAGATTGTAATATCCACAAGCTCTATTACTGCCAACGAAATAACGCGTGTAACTAATTACATGACTGCAGATTTCGTAACGTAAAGCACAATTAATTCAATTGACAGCACTACTAACATTTTAGCATATATAATGTAATTTCATAATATTTTTTTAAGGCCCAGCAAATATGGCAAAATATCCTGCCCAGCTTGATACTACAATATCCCTTCCAACAGTTAATGATAATTCTACTGCGATAAAGGGAATTACAGTAAATAGACTCAGGGATGCAATTTTAGCTATTGAAACAGAGCTTGGGATTAAGCCCTCTGGAACATATGGAAATGTTAGATCAAGAATAGATAATTTAGAGATTTTTGCTAATACAACTGGCAATGTAGTTTTCTCTCATGATTTATCTGGAACATCATCAAATCAAACGGTAGTTGGGCTACGTGGGAATCCAATTTCAGTTACTCCTCCAGCAATTGGACAATCAATAATTTGGAACGGAACTAACTGGGCGCCAAGCACTAATTTTATTGATCAAAATATTATAACTACAGGATCTATTCTTGGAGGTTTTACCAGTTTTTCTTCTGTCGATACCACACTATTTACATTAACAGGAAAAATGGTAGTAGATAGTATTCCTACAACATCATTTACTTCTGATTTAAATCAAGGTATAATTTATTTTGATTCAGTTGCCCATAAGTTCAGGGTATCTGAAAACGGCGGGGCTTATGTCGATTTAGTTACAACGGCGCCAGGTGGAGGCCCTTCTGGAACGGCGGGTGGCGATTTAGGCGGCAGCTACCCCAACCCAGATGTCATTAAACTGCGTGGTAAATCAATATCGGCCGCTGCCCCATCCGCAGGCCAAACGCTAATCTGGGACGGTTATGCGTGGACTCCAAATACAAATTTCATGTTCCAAAATATTGCCACTTCTGGAAATATAATATCTAATTCTTCATTTACGACAATGTTAGATGCTTCATTAATATTATTATCTGGAAAATTGGTAATGGACGGTATTACGGCACCAATTATTTCTGACCCAAATGAAGGTATAATTTATTTTGATCAAGCCACAAATCATTTCTTGGCATCTGAAAATGGCGGAGCATACGGGGCAATTGGCGCTGGCGGTAATTACGGATCAACAAACATAACAACAACCGGATCATCGTCTGCAAACTCTTTAATATCTAATGGTACCATAGTTGTTAATGAGATATCTACGCCAGCTGTTTCCGCTATAAATCAAGGTATTATTTATTTTGATAATATTGCAAATAAATTTAAAGTGTCTGAAAATAGCGGGGCATATATAGATTTAGTTGCGGCGGTTGGTGCTGCCGGTGGAGATTTAACCGGATCATATCCAAATCCAACTGTAGTTAAATTACGAGGTCGCGATATAGCTACTGATACCCCTACAGTTGATCAGTTTTTAGGATATACTGGTTCAGCATGGAAGCCTTTAAATATAAATTCTGATCAAATTGCGCAGACATTAGTGTTTTCAGTGATACCAGATGAGAGTTTAGTTGAAGTTGGGGTTATATTAAACCGGCCAATATTTACCGGCATATATAATCAAAACATTTCTGCATCTCAGTTATCTGATAGCGTTGGAGGTACTCCTGTAGATGTAAAAGCAGGATATACAGTATTAAGTTCGCCTGTGTTTCCGGCATCAGCTCCATTTACTAATAGATTTTATATGGACGAATCCTACACATATAGTACTTATGGATCTAGTGTAACATTTTCATTAACATCTACAGCCGTTTCAACAATAGCCATTCCAAGTCCAGCTACAAAGGTAACAGCTACAACTGTAACATGGGCACAAAAAATGTTTTATGGTATTGGGGCAGCCGGCGGTAATTCAGAGGCATTTATTGAGGCGCTTTCAAACAGCTTTCTTACCACATCACGAACAACTCATTTCGAGGTTAATCCAGGCGTCTCTCAATATATTTATGTTGCTTTCAGGTCTGCTTATGGCCCGGCCACTTTCTTTGTTGATGGCTTTGAGGGTGGATTTGCATTAGTATCAAGCACTATTTCAGTGACTAATCAATATGGATTTACTGAAAACTACACTCTTTATGTAAGTGATAACGATAATTTAGGTTTATCGCACGTTTCAGTCTTTTAATGTTATCTAAACTAAAAAACAACTAACAAAATGACATTTAATCATGCCGACTAATGTAATATCTATAATTAAGCCTAAGAATAATGGGACTTTTCCGACCCATGAAGATACAGATGGATACGGCGGATTTCAAGTTAGAAATGACGCAACAGACAGAAACTCTATACCGTCCGGTCGTAGAAAACAAGGGATGTTGGTATATCTTAATTCTGACGGTTATTTCTATCAATTAGCAGCAGATTTAAATACATGGAATCTGGCTAATTTTGGAGTTTCTGGCGGTGGGCCTACAATACCAAATACAAGATCAATTACCGGGGCAACGACTATAGTAAATGCTTCTGATGATATGATTTTTATTACAACAATATCAGCTCCATTTACAATAACACTTCCTGCGACCCCAACTGCCGGACATGTATTTACAATAAAAGACGCATCTGGAACGGCTTCTTTAAATGCTGTTACACTAGCGGGTAATGGGCATACGATAGACGGATCTTCAACATTCCCAATAAACCAAAATTATGAATCTATTAATATTGTTTATAACGGAACTAGTTGGAGCATTATCTAAACCTATTATTTTTACAAGCATAGCACGTCATATTACCATCTTTATCCGGGGATGCTTGGCTCAAAAACTCATTGCACCTGCTGCAGAATGCCCCGTCCATAACATATTCAATGGAGGCGATATTCTCGTTGGTTATATATGCAATCTCTTCATCTAAGAATTTTTTATTAATTCCAAGTCTAGTTATTTTTGAACAATCAACAGTTAATGTATTATTAAGCATTATATAATGTGGAATATAGACGTGATATCCAACTTTATCAAGAGCTACGATTTCAAATGTTTTTTTGAAATCAAAATCGCTTGCGTATGTGCTTATTATTGAACTATTTTTAATTTTGCATACAACTCGATCACCGGGCTTTAATATGCTCATAAATTAATGTGAATATATTAAAAGCTTTGCATGTAAATAGATACGCTGACTCCATCATTAATCATTACATCGTCTAATTTTGCATTAATCTCTGGCATTTGATCAACTAAGAATTGTGATACGTGAATTGATGCCTTTTCTTGTTTAGCTAATTGATGCACGCGTTTTAGACAACTATCAAGAGCATCTGAATTTAAGGTGCCACTCTCATCTTGACATAGCATTGTAATTACCCAGGTATCACTCTGAACAGCTGTAATGCTAATTGATCCCAGCTTAAAATTTTCACGAGAGGCGAACCACCCTTTTGATTCTGCTTTAATTTTCGGCCATTTACGATCTAATACTTTCATCAGATCTCCACTAGGCTTTCCGCTCATACTTAGATAATTTAATATAAACCTTAGTCCTGCCACTTGTGGAAGCAGGATTGTTCCGTTTATTTCCTTTTTCTTGCCCTTTTGAGAAAATCGATCATTTTGGTTAGTTGTCATATTATATTTACCTTTATATTAATTTTATTAGCACGGAGTGGCATTTCAATTTATATATATCAAGTGATTGTGGGCCGCCAACGCTTAACATAAGATTTGCACATAATATCAAAAGCAGAATCGCCAAAATCATTTAATGCAAGATTAACTATTAAACATACAATCCTTATATTATTTTTAGTATATCCGGCATTACAATTTATACGATCTATTGATGGCGCAAAAGCCCTTTTCGTATTACCAAATTTAGTTAAATTAAAATATATGCCAGTTAAAGCGCATTTGCCATTTTGTTCATTGTATAAGTCTATTAAAAATGGTAAGTCTATATCACAATCAATTTTTAATTTTTTAGAACGACTGTTTGCATTTTTTCTGAGAACCCCAAGAAACTTTACATAACATTTTTCAATTGGTATTGCATCAAACATAGCTTCCGTTTTCTTATATCTTTTTGTATTATTTTCGCTATGCCTCTTAAGATGTGAAATATATTCTGACTGATTTGGATTATTTTTTAATTTTATGATTTTATTACGACTTGCATTGCTTTTACATATCTTGCAGCGCGGTGAAAATTTGTCAAACTCAACTTCCAATTTAAAAATATGACAATTTGTACATGTCCTATCTCCAGAATACCTTTGTTTATAGCTGTATTTTTCACAAGATCGGCAAACGTTTCTATTTTCTCTAAAATTTTTTGTTATTTTAACTGAAGTACATACGGTGCATTGCTTACTATTAGTTATAATCATAGCTCATCTAAATATTCGTGTAAAAACTTAACTTCTTTTTTATAATGTATTTTTATTTTATTTGGGACTATATTCTGTTTCTTCGTTCCATATACACCAATACCGGTTTTACATCGCTTACTTATATAGGTACCAAGTAAACATTCAATATCATTAAAGTCCGGCATTATCAAAGAATATTTACGATTATAAAATGCATCTGCCAAAAAACTATCATGACCCTGACATAAGAATAAATTACTATTTGTTAGATTACAAATATATTCTAATTCATTATCCAGATTTTTCATCACTAATTTATCATATTTTTCTTCATCAAAATTAGAAAATAACACAGGGTCATTGAATTTATTTAGAAAAATATGAGGTTTACGATCTTCGGTCAACGTTGCGCCCACTATTTCGTGGTTGCATGGTTTTGATTTATCTCCAATTAAATAATACGGCCTAACCCATTCATATCCAGAGTTTAATTTTGGTGTGTTTTCTGCGTCCATAAAATGAGAGTATACAAATTTTCTATCTGCCGTATTAAGCGCATCATTCAAAGTAATATATACAGTACAATCATAATTGAATAATATGGAAAAATTATATCTTAAACACAAATAATGCTTATCTACTCTGTCCATTCCATGAAAAAGCATCTTTGGATTTACTTGCCAAATTTTAATGTTTAATTCTTTTGCAATATATGATGTATACGGCTCTAAATCACTAATAATAAGATCTGGCTTAAATTGCTTTACCTGATTATAATATACAGCAAGGTTATCACTATCAAACCTATATTTTAAACTGGCTACATCTTTAATGCTATCTAAAGTCCAATCAACAATATCCAGAATGCCAGATTTTTTATAAGCAGCAACTTTTACATTATATTTCCCATCTATACAACGTAAAAATCTCATCATTCTTATTTTGGCGCTATAAGAATCTGATGCTGCGTACAATATCTTTAACATTATTTATCAATCAATCTTATCAGCGTCAAATGTAGACCCGTACAGTTTGACTGTTTTTTTAGATTTATCAATTAATGACCGATATATTTCAACTTGTTTATCAAATAATTTTATTGTCGCCTGAACGTCTGATGCCGCCGTATGTTTCTTTTCATTTTTGATGCCGTATTTTTTTGCCAATCCAGATAAGCTATATCCTTCAGACATCGTTCCTTTGCAGTAATCCATAAAAAATTCAATACATGCGGTATCGACACAATATTTTTCAGATAAAGGGAATGTTTCATATGAATTACATTTTTTCCATAATTCTTGTAACATTGATTTGTCAAACGGAGCATTATGTCCAATTATAATTCTATGTGTTGGAGGAGAGTCATCAGTATTGAGCCAATTTTCAATTTCTATGATAACCTTTTCTGGTGGTAAAAAGGTTTCATTGCCATGTTTTGTTAGGCCCTTAATATCATCTATGTTGTAGCCATTTATTCGAAGAGCACCAGCATCAATTGTTTCAAAATTAGTTGGTCGTAAAAACCATGTTCCCTGTGACCCATCAGATAAACGACAAATCGATATTTCAATTGGTGAGTGCTCTGTAGGAACTAAGCCGGTTGTTTCAGTATCAACGCAGTAAAGTTGAAAATTTAACATAAATTAATCTCCTAATATGGAAGGGTAGAGAAATATTAATCTAATTATTAATAATATAAATGTCAACTAGTGGCGAATTATTTTTTAATTACAGCACTTATATTGAGTTATGTTTAATTTCTCGTTTTAAGGCCGCAAATGTAGTTAGGTTCCCAGACTTGCATTGTTTTATCAAAAAGTTAACGCCCTGTACAGTTCGCAAAAACATGCGTTCTTTGTTCGATAGTTTAGCTCCCTCGATAGTAAAAACAATCTTCGCATCTTCCATAATACGCCATCGCTCAATTTTATTTGCTGTAAGAATATGTTTTACCCTAATAACCTTATTGGCAACGTCATCCTCCTCATGATAAAGGTCATATTCATATTTACTAAGAATATGCTTCGTGCCAGGCTGTTCTTTTGTTTCTTGATCTCCGTATGAAAACTTATTATTAGCCACCATAGTATTCGCCCTCTATTTACAAATTGCGTCTCCGGCAGCAACACCCATAATTGCGGCGGACAATAACCCATTAATTCCTGCAGTTTCACCAGCTGTATACATTCCCTCAATTTCAGTTTCCAAATTTTTGCCTATATTTATTGTAGGGGTAAACGGATGAATTGTTGGGATGTAATAATAGGCTTTTGTTATTAACTCCGGAATAATATTAGACATATCTTTTATTGAATCGACCAGCCAATCATATTCATGCAGTACCGATATTTGACTTTTCTTTGATAATATTGTTGAAACCTTTTCTTTTGAAATTCGATCATTAGATAATAGATATGTTAATTTTCCAAGCCTATCAGTTTGCTCTGATCCCTTATTAGGATAATATCGACTGCCTATTATAGAGAACGCAACCTTATCACTATTCCATCTATTTTCATTAGATCTTAATGTTGTTATTGCCAAGTCAACATGGTCTTCGTGAATTATAGTCCCATTCCATGTCATAGGCCCGATTGTTAATTCATCGCCCTTTGTTATTGTGCAGTTTGAATGATTATATTCTTTCATATGACCAACGTTCATTTCAACCATAACTCCGAATTTGGCATAATCATTATTCTCTATAATATCAAATTTTTGAAATATTTCTTTTGCCCAACGCCACCCTGATCTTCCAACTGCCATTAACAATCTTTTACATCTATATTCTTCTGTTGCAGATTTAACCACAAACATACCTTTTTGTTTTGATATATCTATAATCTCAGTATCAAAACAATATTTAGTATTTCCGGCACTTTCAATTTCATTTGATAATAATCGAGACAGGGCGTGAATATCTTTTGGATACATTTGCATATAGTCATTTAATGTTAAATTGAAACCATATTTCTTAATTTTCTTTTCGACTGATACTTGTGGTTTCCTGTCCTTTATTACTTTGAATTCGTTTATGTTAGATAAATAATCTTCTACCCATTTGAATGATGAGTTAGCTTTGCGGTTTGTTATTAATGAGGCTACTTTAGAAATATCATTCATATATAATTTGCCATCGCTATTTGGTAGGACTCCAAGATACCCGATAAGGAATTGTCTCCGTTTCTGTGGCGCCCTACCAATATCAAATATAATCGTTTTTAGATTCTTATTTTCTCTTGCTATTTTTAGATTGGCGAATGTACCGGCTAATCCAGATCCTATTATCGCGATATCATATGTATTCTGCATTATTTAATATGTCTCCAAGTTGCTCCACTAATCACATGGCCAATTCCTCTTCTGCTGACCCCATACAATTTACTTATTTCTTCTTGTGTATATTCTCCGGAAGCATACATTTCTCTAATCTTTATAACACCTTCTGTTTTAAGCTTTGCGCTTTTGCTATTTTCACCGCGTATTAATTCTTTAGTTTCTTCCGTATGTTTCCTGCCAAAGAAACTATTTTCCTTACCCATTCGCTTACCTTTTTGCCCAAGAGATATGTTTTTCCTGTGTTCCTCAGTGAATCGCATGCCTGTTCTTGCTTCGCTAAGTTTTTTTTTGTGTTCTTCTGACAGTGGTATTCCAATTTTTATTTTGGACATATTTCTAAGCTGCTCAGTTGTCCTTTTTAATTGTTCTGGTGATAATTTTTTACCCATATGCTTATCGCTAATTCGTTTTTTTGTTTCTTCTGTATGTGTATATCCTTCAATAGAATCTCCGCCATTGGTTAGATTATACCCCGCTTTACTTTTTGAATTAAAAAATTTTATCCAGTAAATTTCTGCATTATCACAATCATTTTTATTATTTAATATTTGAATTATAGAAAATACAAAATTTTCTAATCCATATTTTCTCATTGCTTTATGAATATATTGGCAATTTATATTATTATCTTTGGCGTTAGATATATGGGATAACCAACGACGTTTAATATCCTTAGTCATTCCGACATAGACTTTATTATTTTTAATATTATGAATTAAATAAACGTAATATTGTGCCGATGAAATATTTTCCATTCAGCAGATAATATATCAGTCTAAATTAATAATTTCAGCAAACTTCGATGATTTTGTCTATCATATCAAAAACAGGATCTTCATATGGTCTTTTGCCATTTTTTATAAGCTCTACTCCGGCTGCGAACTCTTTATCAAGCCCGTTAAATATCCAAGTAAAGTAATATGCCGGTCCCTTAAAATATTGCAGACATTCATGAGCGCCATTATCTATATCAAATTTGAACTGTTTTTTATTTGACAGTTTCCAATAACTGTATAAAGAAACTAAATATGCTCGCTTTTCAAAATACATTCTAAAATAAGCAGGAATAGGCAAGGCGCAAAGAATGATAATTGGCAAAAATATCATCCAAGACACAAATAACATAGGTAATAATAAAATAGATAATATTTGTGGAAATAGATATAAAAACGAAAAAGCTATGCCTGTATATTTCTTGGCATCATAAACATGTATTAATTCATGCAAAAAAATAACTAAAGAACTAACCGGTCTAACAGTTTCAAATTTCTTGGATGGGAAATAAATTGTTTCGCCAATTGTTGTTGTAAATTGTGTCATGAAAGAAGGGTTAAAAAACATTAATTTGCCCATTATTTTCATTAATGTAGATTCGTCTTTATATCTAAGTTTAAGGCCCGGAAAAAATTCATGAGCTTTATCTAAAATTTCTTGGGATATCATGAGGGCTCCTTATTTGCCGGACTAATAAATGACTTTGTCCCGATTTAGTTATTTGAAATTAATAGTATTTTTAAATCGCTTATTATGTATTTTCATCAAAATCAATAAAGTCAATATTTAGCTTTATTAATCTTCCCATTTAATAATTAAATTATATCCTGCGTTTATTATTAACTTTTCACGCGCCAATGTTTTATTATGTAATTCTTTATACGTTGTTTTTGTCATTGGATTAATATCATTTGGATTAAAGCTTTTTGGACAACCATGCCAAAACTTACCATGAAACTCATAAACTGTATTTATTTCTGGAACATAAGCATCAGCCTTTATATATTTTTTACCAATCTTTATTTTTGCTTGTCTATATTTTTGATCTATATTTAATGAGTCAAGCCATATAGTTTCTGGTTTAGAAATAATATGGGTGCATTTTGGACAACCTTGACCTTTCAGATGATGATTTGGAGTTTGTTCAAAATCACCATGAATAAGGCACGTTATCGTTACCTTGGTTTTGTTATTTATATAAATAATTTTTCCGTAACTACATTTATTTAATGGATGAACAGCGTTTGCTTTTTGTATGAAGATGTTTGCTTTAACTGCTTCCATTACTTTGAAACATCTGAAATCATTTTTTTGAATTCGTCAGCTGTCATTTCGGCAGAGTTTACTATTTTTTTAGATTGGTTTATGTGATCTTTAGCTGAAATAATAATTAAAATTTTACCGGCCTCATCAGACTTCCTTGCTTCTACATAACTTCCATCTTCAAAATCAATTCTCATTTTATCTTTCTGAATAAAACAACAATATATTCTTCATTGTTTTTAACTTTAATAACGCTAGATTCAATGTATCCATTATACATTAATTGATTTTTTAAAAGGAAAGATATTCCATCATACAAACTATTACATTTGTCAGTTTTTGAATTGCCATCTGGTGCTACAAAAATTGAAAAATATTGTTCTTGCATTTTATTTCTTTAAGCTAGATTTAATTGGTGCATCAACAATTTTTTCTTCTTCCAAACCAATTTCATGCATAAAATCATCAGACATAATTATTTCAAATATTTTTCTATCTATTTTTGGAATTAGGGCCATAGCTTTATATGCAAACGCTTTTGGAACGATTAAAGAATCAATCGTTAGTGCCATATATTTACGAATAATTATAAGATTATTTATTCTTTCGAAATCCATATTAACCCTTTACAAGTCCGCCGCGAATAAAACTACCATCTTCATTCAAAAGATCTACCGATGGACTTAGACCGTATTTCATAAAAAGCTGAAGAACTACGTATTTATAAGATACTTCTGCAGATTCGTGCTGCGCTAATGCTTTTTCTGCTGTAACTAAAGCCAGCTTCTTATTTGATTTTGCAAGTTCTAAGGCAAAACGATCATCATCTGAAATATGTTCAGTTTGCATCTTGGTTGGCATGGTGGCATCGGTATCTAATACTTGTTGTGTCATATAATTTCTCCTGTTTAACGTTGCATTGAGTTATATATCATTGAAAAGAAAGCCATACATGTAAAATGAAAAATAAAAAAATATTAGACCAAGAAAAACAATACAAAAAAGAGTACTACGAAGCGAACAAAGTAATGATTTCTGAAAAGAACAAAAGGTATTATGAGGAAAATAAAGAAGATATCATTAAACTAAATAAGCAATATCGCCATGAACATGCGGATCGCATATCTGCACAAAGAAAAATATATCGAGAGATTAATCGGCAGAAGATATCCGACAAAAGGAAAATATATTATCAAGAGAAAAGGCAGGCCATTTTAAACAAAAGAAAACAATATAGAAAATATAACAAAGAAAAAATATTAAAACAAAATAATGAATATACAAAATTAAAATTAAAAACAGACCCGGGTTATAAATTAAGAAAAAATATAAGTAGATCTATTTCTGCCCATCTCAAACGTCAAGGCTTCGCCAAGAACTGCTCTATCATCAATGCCCTGCCGTATACCATAGAAGAGCTTAGGGGGCACCTAGAAGCCATTTTTGAGCCGTGGATGACTTGGGAGAGCCATGGTACGTACAAAGTCGATTTATGGGACGATTCTAATGAAAAAACTTGGACATGGCAAATTGACCACATTATCCCACATAGTTATTTTAAGTACTCAACAATGCAAGATGATGATTTCAAAAAATGTTGGGCTTTAAATAATCTAAGGCCATACTCATCTAAACAAAATATTTTAGATGGGGCAAAAAGAGACGTCAAATATTTCCAGCTTTAATTATGTTGTTAGAATCAATGTTTTTATTTAAATATTTAATGTTATTATCTATTAACGCCTTCATAATAATTTTTTTAATTTGTTGAGGCCCATATTTTCCCGCATGATATGGAATAGCGGGAATACAAACAAGTTTAATCCCCTCTTTTTCGCACATTTGTTTTTTGAATATATCTCTTTCTATATAATCCGCCAAAGATTTTTTGCTCATCTTAAATGAGCCAACTATTTTGCTATGTTGCTCACCTTGGTATTCTATTCCTACATTTAGCGATTTATTAAACATATCAATTTCAAGATTTCTCATTGTTTTTGGAAATTTTAAGAAATCTGGCCGAATTTTAATAAACTTTTCACCCGTTAATTCCTCAACAATATATCTAACAATCTTTTCGCGCCTACTTGATGAACAATAAGGACATCCCCTGTGCTGTTTTAATTTGTCTAAACAGCATTGAAATATATGATTTTGATAACAGCGTATATTTAGTTTGGTCCTAGCGTTCGTATAATTTTTAGATAAACATGTGAAACCTATAGATGTACAATAATCTATAACCTCTTTTATCCCTGGTTTCTGTAATCTTAAACAAACCCTACATCCTTTGCCCATTTCTAGATCTCTAAAGTTTTTTAATATTTGGTGGCCTTTTGGACATATAAATGTCATTTTAGAATAACAATTAATATATGTTGTTTCTAGACATTTCCACCCACTTTTATTACAAAAATCTAAAATATATTCCATAGTTTTAGGCTTGCGGTTAGAACAATAAACGCACCTTCTTTTGTAATAAAACAAGTTATTAAAACTAATGGCACAATTATGACCATTATCGCAAATTAAACTTAATTTGTATTTGCCGCCAGTATATTCTGTGGAAATACAAATATAGTTAATTGATTCGCAATAATCTTTAATGAACCCTATAGTTATTTCGTTTCTCATTCATCATAATATATCGGCAGAAATAGTGGCCAATCGACTTCTTTCGCCCTTAGTAAAAGTAACGTGCCCTGCAATTTGTTGATCTTTAAATTTTTCGATAACATATGCCAGACCATTATTTGTTGCGTCCAGGTCTTTACTATCAATTTGGTCAATATCACCGGCTAGAATTATTTTTGTTCCTTCTCCGGCTCTTGTTAAAATTGTTTTTGCGTCTTCTTTAGTAATATTTTGCATTTCGTCGATGAGCATAATAGCGTTTGGAATGCTGCGACCACGAATATATGTTAGGGCCTGCAATTCAATTTTACCCTTCTTTTTAAACATTTCAAAATCACGCAGCCAATTATCTCCATTCGAATTTTGAAATAGAACCTCGAAATTATCCATTATAGCCTCAAACCATGGTGATAATTTTTCTTCCATAGTATTATGAGTTAAAATAAATTCGTCAGTTGCATATAGATGATCATCTGATTCAATAAGAATGCATTTTGTGTCTTTAAACCCAACTGTAGTAATATCAGTTATCATACGGTGCAATTGATGTTTTCTTGGTTTATATCTGCTAATTTTTCTATCCAATCTAAACGGGCACATATAATTTGGTAAAGAAACGCTAACCACGTTTGATATTAATTCTTTTTCAATTCCATCATAAATGTACGAACTGTGTTTTTTATTTATTTTTGCAATTCCGCCTAAAGATTGAACTATAAATTTTACGTCCTGTGCAAGCTGATCAGATGTTGTAGAATAACTAACATCATTACCATCCGATGAAACAAATCCGTCCGTATCCATCAATCCTTGTAATAGAGATAATCTATTAACTATAGAATTAATTTTATATTCTTTTGGTATAAATTTGGTTCTTGATTTTGATCCAAGTAAACCTAACTTTTTTATTTCTTTGGCAAAAATATTATCCTGCCTATGTTCATTATTTAAATTATTTTTAACAATAAAAGAATAATTACAGCTGCCATTTACTTTATTTTTTATTTTACATAACATATCTGAAGGAATTAATTTTTTACAATTTTCAGCTATTTGTTCATCTGATGATGTAAAATAAACAGAGGAGTTTTCAGATAAAGTACCATCCCCCAATAAAATTCCCATGATGTATGGATCAATTACAGTTTCGTTATTTTCAAAGTTGACCGGGTTAATTAATTTAATTTTATGATTATTTATTTTAGATTTATATACCTTAAGAGTTTCTTTAATTTCTTTTAAGGATTTTATGCTTCCCATTCCATTTTGTCTTTGTGACTCTTGTAATGATGTTGTTTCCCATAAATGGTCTTCACAACATTCTGTAAAAGAATTATCTGAAAAATGAACTTTAAAAACTTCCTTTTTGCCCTTTGGAAATATTTTTAATACTTTTTTAGGATTGCCGTCTGAGCCAATGACATAATCATTTACACTAATATCTCCCATTGTAGTCCAACCATTTGGGGTAAAAATTTTAGCATCCAATGGTTGTGGCCCGGGTAAATAGCCTAAATCATTCCCTACCGCCTGAATTGGCCTATAAACAATAAGTTTATCATAATGTTTACTTGTAACTAATTCTAAAGCGGTTGCCAGAGCTATTATGCTTTTACCAGAACCAGCTTTACCGACCAATGTAACTAATGCCACGCCTGGATCTGAAATTAAATCAATTGCATACGCTTGTTCATTATTCCTGGCATTTATATTCCATGGATAAGATTTCTTAATAATTTTTATTTTATTTTTTGATATTTTACGACCCATGGAAACTATGTCGCCATCTTCATCTAAAAATGTAACGCACTCATTCATTAACATATCTATGCCGGAAGTTTTGGTATCAAGGTGTCCGTTTGCCAATAGTTCCGTTCCAATTTCTTCATTTACTATCACCCTGCTTCCAGAGTATAATTCAGATATTGATGTTTTATCATATTCGTACGCTTCCGCTTTAATACCCAATGATCTTGCTCTAACACGACAGCTTATATCATTGGTTACCAGTGTTACATGACTATTTATATTATAGGCCAATGCGCATGAAATAATTCTCGTATCGCCATATAATGCAGACCCTAGGCTTTCGGGAATTACATATGACGTGGTATCAATTTTAAGAATAACGCCATTTTCTATTTTTATTCCATCATAGATATTTCCACGCGCACTAATTTCATCCAATGCACGAATACAGACTCTTGCGCCCATCGATCTTTTATCAGAACCTTTTTTGAGCTTATCTAACTCATCTAACACTGTAATCGGAATAATAACTTGATTATTATGAAAATTCTTAAAACAGAACGGATCGTCAATAAGTGTACATGTGTCGAGAATTATAGTTGTGTTGGTCATCTGTCCCTAGTTTATATGTTATAAGCCTTTTGCAATTTAATATTTTATTGTTATTCTTCTTCTACATCGCCATCAAAAACGCTCCACCAGTCACAATGCATTTCAAGATATAATTTTTTATTTGGGTCTAATTCAGATAAGTCCCGTTTTAGGATATAATGACACTTATTCCACTCTCCAACAATTTCATTATCAACATATATTTGCATACGGCCATCAGAATAATCAATAATTTTAATATTATATGTATTTAGAATGGACAGTAATTTAATTTTACCGTCTATTGTTAATTGCTCATGTACCCAGGCTTCATCAATAGGTACACCCATAATTTCAAGGATGCTTTTAACGAATTTGGATTTTTCTTCCTCTTCGACCTGCCTTGTATTTTCATTAGAATTAAGTAATAAGGTGCTCTTCATCTTACCACTAAATACATAAAAATGCTATGGGTTACGTATTTCAGTTACATTTAGAATATTGACAACTTAAACAAATGCTACACCCACTTTGATAAACGAGTGTATTTTCAGCATTACAATTTGAACATATTTTATCGGCTGTTGAGGTAGTCCCATCTTTAATGTAAGACTTTAATACTCTTGAAATAACCCTGGAAAAAGATGTCATTTCCGAATACTTATCTTTACCCAGCTGTTCCACTACATATTGAAGGGGGATTCCGTGGCGCAATGATAATGACAATAAGCGAGTAAAGCTGCCATAATTCTTATTTTCGAATACGTTAGCTATATCTTTAATGGTCATTTCATCATCTGTCTCTCCAACAGACAGATTATACGTAGCAATGCCATCAACCTTACCATTTTTTAATATTTTGCCGGATTTATATTTATTTTGAATATCAACATATTTAGACAAGCCTCCAAATATTTCATATGGCTTATTATTTAACATGCCAACGAAAATAGTCCATTGCTCACCTTGAACTTTAACCTTTTTGATATCGCAAATTAATTCTTTCGGTCTCTTTGGAGCCGATATGTATTTAATATCATCTGGCCTTGCTTCTGCAGGCATATTATTTATTTCGTTGGTTTTAACAAGTTTCCAGTTAATAATTTTCTTTTCAATTTTACATGTTACCATAAATACCCTCTTTTAGCGCATCAAATAAATTAGCAACATTATGTGTTTCACCATCGTATTCAACTGAGTCCGACCCCTTTAGCACTACCTCAGACCCGCCCTCAAGCGTAAATGTATATTCGGAATTATCTAAATCTTTCTTTTGCATCAATACACCGCTAGAGATTTCCGCATTTGGACGATATGTTGTTATACCTTTGAGACCAAGCTTCCATCCTTCGAAATATACGCTCTTAAAATCTTCAAATGAATAATCGGCAGGGACATTTATTGTTTTTGAAATTGCACTATCACACCATTTTTGGGCGGCAGATTGAACAATTAAATGATCCATAACTGTCAAATCATCTGTGACCCTCCAATATTTAGGAAGCTCTTTATCCCCAAACATCTCTTTCCATAGATAGAATGAATAATCACAGACCTCTTCTTGTGTTTTAGTTTTCTTTTGCGGGTCTCTTATATTTCGTAGATAAGAATTAGCAAATACTGGCTCTATTCCATTTGAACAATTATTACCCCATGTCAGCGAAAGTGTGCCGGTTGGAGCAATTGATGTTGCATGAGAATATCGTAGTCCGTATGTAAGTATATCGGACATTACCTGTTCTTTATCTGGTAGCTCACCCAATAATCGTTTCATATAGCCAGATTGCATAACAAGCTTTCTAGCGCTAACATCGTTAAATATTGGCGCAGGACCCTTTTCTTTGGCCAATAATATATTTTCCCTTAAACTTGCATCGGCTAATATAAAAGATATTTTATCTGTTAGTTCAACGCTTTCTTTTGAGCCATAACTGATGCCTAACATATTAAACACGGATCCAAGCCCGGTAATTCCTAAACCATGACGACGTTTTAGTATGATTTGATCTTGTAGTTCTTTTAATGGTAAATTGTTTAATTCTACTACGTTATCTAGAATGCGCGAAGTAATTTTAACGTCATTTGCTAGCTTATCAAAATCAAATGTGGCGTTATTAGAAAAAGGATTGCCAACATAAGAAGGGAGAATCATGGATCCTAATAGACAAGAACTGCTTGGATTCAAGAATTGCTCACCACAGTTTCTTAAAAAAATTCCATCGTAAGATATTTTATCTGAGTTTATTTTTGTTATTACTCCAACAGTATGGTTATCATCTACGGTAATATTATATACAGTTTGTGTTTCATTTAATTCAACAACAGACATTACCTTGTGATTATAATTTTCACCGGCCTCTTTTATTTCTGCAAATTTTTTATATCCAAATTTTAATGTTTTTCCAATTCGATATGATAAATTATTTTTTGAGCACTCTTCCGCCCACTCAACAAATTTCGGGTCACGATTCAATTTAAATTTTAAATCTGAATAAATTTTTGCTTGAGCCGCTTTAAGTTTAATAGAACGGGTTTTATAAAAATTACAATTTTTATTTCTATTGTTTTCTATCCAAACGGCATTATTTGCATTATATTTACCTAAACATTTTGATGAGCAAAATGTAGTTTCTCTTGTAGAGCAATGTGTATCAAAAATATTATTACAAATTTTACATGTTTTTTCAATATAAACAGTATTATTTTTAATTTTTGCGCTATATCCTTGTTGTAACATGCTTTGGTAAGATTTTATTGTTCTTGGGTCATTATAAATATGTTCCATGTTTAATTCTAGCGCACAAAGGCATGACAGTTGTTTAACGGTTCCTAAAACATCGGACCTAAATTTAGAAGTCTGCTGAGGCAATCCATTGTTGTCTGCATAACAACGCCATTCGCTCACAGAAAATCTTCTTCCGAGTGATTTAGTAAGCTTCATAGCGTGATTTTTAATATCTTCCGAAGTAATTCCAGAATATCGTGGATTTCTTTCGCCGGAATTATCTCGTTTACCATGCATAATAGCATGATCTGAAAAAGTCATCACCTCTAAATTATCCGGATTATTGTTAATTGAATTATAATCTTTATGATGAATTACTATTCCACCCGTTTTAGCAAATCCATTTTTTTTTGTTTGGTCATATAGCGCTTTAAATTGTCCTGGGTAAAAAAACTTATAAATTAACCGGTGTTCATATTCTTGATTTTCACGGTAATTATGTATATTGCAATGAACAGATAAATACTTTCTTCCGCCTTTCTTTATAATCTTAGCGTCTTTTTTAAACCTCGGCAAACTATCTCCATATTTAAGATTTTTTGCCTCAATAACAGATCCATCTATTAAAATACACTTATGATCAGGGGTTATTTCTACAGCACTTCCATCATCTAAAGTAACTCTGATCATTTTTTTATTTGTGCCAGTTATCCTTGGATTCCTGCCAATTTTTATTGATACTTTCCCTTTCTTATCAACTGAATAAACAGGTACGTCTTTACCTTCTTCAGCTAATTGTTTAATTGATACCGCGTTGCGACCATCTGCAACGGCAATCATAGTGTCCCCAGAGAAACATGGGTTAGCTGCACGCATAACTTCACAGAACCATAGATTATTTTCGATATTCACCCTATCAATTAACATAAATCCCGGTTCCCAAAAATTATATGTTGACTTAATAATCAAATCGAATAAATCTTTTGCTTTAATTGTCTTATAAACTTTCTTAATAAATACAGTATCAGTTAAACAGTTTTTGAACTCAACCTCTGCATGATCTTTTGCAAATGAGAAATAATTATATTGTGGATAATTATAAGGTATATCATCTTTTTTAATAATGCAAACGTCTACATCTTTGGCATTCAAATCACAATTCTTTTCCCAGAACCATAAATCCCAATCTAGATCATCAGCAACGGCTTTCATAAACTTATCTGTGACTAAAATCGAGCAATTAAAATATCTTAGAACGCCATCTTGTCTTTTGGCAGTTATAAAGCTTTCAATTTCCGGAGAACATATATCAAGGCAGGCCATTTGAGCGCCACGTCGAGAGCCACCAGACATAATGGTTGAGCACATTGAATCAAAAATCTTCATAAAAGAAATAATGCCGGATGTTGCTGATCCTGCGCCAAATACATGCGCTCCTGCCGGTCTAATAGTGCTGAAATCATAACCAACGCCACAGCCAGATTTTAATGTTAATGCCGCCTCTTTTGCCACCTGCATAATTCCTTCAAGAGAGTCCGGGATTTGGCGCATGACCGTACAATTAATTGGTGATGTTTCTTTTTTATACTCGCTTGCACCAATATTTGCCATAATTCTTCCACCTCCGGCAAACTTAGTTCCCATGACGGACATAAATTGTTTATAATATTTCTCTTGATTTTCAGGTTTTTCCTGGGCGGCTAATGTTAAAGCAACTCGTTTACATGTGTCCTCTGGAGTTTTATCAATATTATTGCCGTAATTATCTTTCAAACGATATTTACCAGATTCGCCGCCCCAAATTTCAAAAGAAATATTTTGCTTAAACATAAAAATCTCCATTTCCCTTATTAAAACTATACCTTGCGCTAATTAAATTATAATTAAAGTCTATTGTTTACAGCAATTTATTTTTATAACTTAATTGTTTGTTTAAGTTCTTTCAGAGCATCACGTAAAATATGAACCACTACTGACCTTGTTAAATTAAGTGATTTACATATTTTATTTGTTGATGCTGGACGCTGCCCACCAAAGCCAAACGCAAGTTCTATTACTTTTCGTTTATTCTCTGGCAAATTACTTATTGCATTTCTAATGAACATTTCCGTATTTTTATTTTCATATTCGAGATCTGGCATATGAACATCGTCGATTAACGCAGGTATTACAGTCAATGTAGGTATCGTAGTTTCTTTTCTTGGGTGCGTGGCTCTTGCATATTTAAGCGGGAATCTAATAACAGTATGTAAACTTGCGCTTCGAGAAATTTTAGTATCTATGTATTTATGAGCCCAATAAAAGAATATACCTTTTTTTGGATTATAATTTAGCATTGCTCTCGTTAACGCTTCTAAACCCTCTTGAATTAAATCTTGATAATTATGGAATTGCTTATATTTACTTGTGCGCATCATAACTAAATATTTGAAATTATCAACGCAAATATTTTTGTGCAATTCTAGCGCCCTAATATCAGAGCTAGATTTAGTTTTTTTTGCCTGATTATTAAGCTCAATAAACTTATCCATTAAGTCTTGCGCCTCTTTTTCATTTAACATTCAGATTGGTACCTTCCAGGTTTAGATAAGGGTATATGCTATTATTACTATGCTTCATTACTTAGAAGCTTATCACAATTTATAGATGATTGAGATGCTTTTATTTGCTGCGTTTAAATTATGTAAATGTATGAAAATACAACGAAAATATATTTAATTAATTTCTTCTTCGAGCATTTCAACGACCGACTCGATAATAGATTTTATTAATTCATTATCGTCTGTTGTTGATGCAAATTTCAATAAATCAACAATTCGTTTTAACCGTTGTTTTTTAGTTGTTTTATTGGAATTTTCCATGTTATTTTGAGTAGCGATCCCGTGCCCACCCACCGCCATTTAGGATAAATCCATTCTGAGACGCAATTAATCGCTTTACTTTTGCTGGAGCCCTTCCTTCTTTAATACATAAAGGGCATTCTTCAATCTGTTCCGTTATCGAATGATACTCTTCAAATTCCTTGTCGCAGCTTGGGCAAAAATAAATGTATGTGGGCATGATATTTTAGTTAATATTGTATTGTGTGTGCAACTTAATCTCTTTTTTTAATTCGTCAATGGCTTCCTGAATTGTTTGTATTTCAAAATGAATTTCTCTAATTCTTATTAATTTATCTTCCGCTGATTTAGCAGATACTTCTAATTCATTTAATTCTTCCATTAGTGATAATAACTGCTCTGACAAAGATTGCAAGGTTAACGCAATATTTAGTTTTTTGTCAGAATTAAACATTATTTACCACGACGATCAATTTTTCGCTGCAATTTCTCATATTGTCCTTCGCCCAATAAATTTGAATATAATTTTTCGGATCTTGATGCGTCAGCCTGTAATTGCTTTGCGTCACCCTTAATTTTATTAAGCAAGTCTTGCCCGTATAGCTCAACAGTACCCCGGTTAGTGCCACAGATAACCCTCTTAGCGGTCTCTTTGCTGCATTTTGGGCATGTGGTCGGTGGCTCCTTGGTAGTGCTGTAAAAGTCTTCCCATTCGTTATTACATGAATCGTCAGTGCAAATATGAGCGTATGTAGGCATTTTATATCTCTAAAATTAATTGTTTGTCAACTACTTTAAATTCTATATCACGAGTCCAATCTTTTTTAATAGATTGTTTATATTTTTCGTTAGTTATTTCAAAAACCAAATATAGCCTATCTTCTTTTTCGATGTATTCAACTCTAACGGCAGACCCTACAACTTCTTTGTTTTGCATAACGTTTCCTTATATTTAACCCAATCACTTTCCCATATTGAAATGACTTTTAATCCAATGCTTTTTAAGAAATTTTCTTTTTCAACGGTTTCTTCGTACAATTGAGAGAATTTTATTTTATTTAACTTGTTTATACCGTCCGGAGGATATATATTTGGGTTTCCGTGCCAATAATCTCCGTTATATTCGTATATTATATTGTTAATAGTATCATATCCGTCCGGAAAGAACGATCTGCCATTTATTGTCAATTTGTTGTTTCTAAATTCAGAGGGTATTTTAAGATGATCTAACCATTCAGACTCTCCTCGTGAAACTAATTTAGAACAATTAGGGCACCCACTACCTCTTAAATGGGAGGCTACGGTTTGTGTGAAAACATTGTGGCGTGGACAAATTATTTTAATTTTATCCATAACAATACAGAATTTAACTAAATCATATATATATTTACCCCTGTGAATTAAGTAAGCCTTTTGATTAAATTGATCTAATGTTAAGCGTTCCGTCTCATATGCGCATTGCCTACATCTAGAACCATTCATATGTGAAAACGCTTTAACTTTAATCAAATTATGTTTAGGGCACAATATGCGTATTATATCATTAAAAGATTTTATTGAAATTACCGGCGAATAATCGTAAAAATTATTATGAGACGATCCTGCTTTTTCTTTAAAAAAAATTGCGTTGCGTTTATATCTAGTTTCCGCCTTGCATTTTGGACAACCATATCCGCCTAAATGATGGTGCGGAATCACGGAGAACGGCCCGTGCGTTTTACAGCCTATATTCACCGCACAGTTTAGGTTTTTAAAATCAAGATCAAGATAAGTATATTTATTTCCATGATATTTAACAGAATTTTTAATAAACTTATACTTTCTAGCCGGAATTGTAGAATTGATAACCTCATGCTTTCTGCATCTTGGACATCCGGTTATTAAATGATGTTTCGCTTTCTGCTTAAACTTGCCATGAGTTAAACATGTGATGGTTATTAAGTCGTCCATTTTTTTAAAATTAACTAATGAATAATCGCATTGGCCATTAAATGTTTTTTGTGATTTAATTGTGAATTCATGTACTGATAGTGATCTTTTTTCTGCTCGAAGTTCTTTGCGACAACCTGGGCACCCAAATCCTTTTAAATGTACTATGGGCGCTTGCCAAAATTTTCCATGATCTTTGCATAATACTAATACTTTAGTGCTTCGATTCACATATTCGCTTAAGTAACTATACTTGAAATTGTAAACTATATTCGCTAACGCTTTAAAATTTTTATAATATTTAGATTTTTTCTTATTTGCGGAGCTTCTACTACATTTTGGACAACCAGCACCATTTAAGTGATTTGCTGGAATTTGCCAAAACTCGCCATGCACTGGACAAATAATTAATATGGGCGCGCTTCTATTCACGTAAATTGATTTCGAGTAGTCATACCCATTATGTTTTTTTAATGCTTCAATAATAAAGGCAGCTATTGGTTTTGATCGTTTTCGTGCAGAGTTTTTTTTAGAACATTCCACGCAGCCATGCCCAATCAAATGGTTTGACGGAGACTGTGAAAAATCTCCGTGCATTAGACATGTTATTGTTAACGCGGTAGTATAATCAACATATACAGATTTAAGATAAGAATATTTATTATTATGTATTTTCCCTGCCCTTTTAAAAAAGATATTTCCGGTTAATGTTATTTTTTTTGCGCCGGCCTCTTTGCCACATTCTTTGCATCCGTGTCCTACTAAATGGTTTAATGGAAGTTGATAAAATTCTCCATGAATTGGGCAAATAATTAATATTTTCGTTTTAGCGTTAATATAAATAGATTTTGAATAATCAAATTTGTTTCCAAATTTATTTTTCGCTCTCTTAAGGAAATGCTTAAAACAATTTTCTGTGCTTTTACTTCCATTCATTATTCTAATTTTTCAAGCTTTTCAGAAATATCATCTATACTATATAAATCATACGTGCTTGTGTCAGGCTCATATCTTTCATCAATTAGAGTTGCGCATTTTAGATTTTTTATTAACCTGCCTTTACCGAGCATGCCATCTCTATTCTTAATAATAGCGTACTCCATGCAAGAATGGAGATCTTCATTCTTGTTATGTTTTATTAATTGTAAAGCAATATTCGCGTTCATAATCACAAGGGCCGATCTACCGATTCTATGCATACCAACGGCATCTTCAGATTCTTTACCCGCCTTTATTCTATTTAATTGTACGGCGCTTAAGACAATAATATTATGAACGCGGGCAAACTCATGGATTTTCTCGGCAATTTTTCCAAGTTTCAGCCAATCATCCATATCTTTTCCACCATCATAATCCATTAGACCGAGATAATCTATGACCACAACCTTTGGATTAAATTGAGATTTTGCATCTTCAAACATTTGTTCCATTGCTTCCATTGTTGCGCCACGAGGAATATCAATGATTTCAAATTGATTAGGGTAGTTTTTAATAAATTTTAAGGCTTTTTTTATTCTACCCATATCCTCTTGATTTAATTTAGCATTTCGAATTTTTTGTGATGGAACATTGGCAAGTCTTGACATGACACGATTTAATGTTGGTTTGAAAGGCATTTCTAATGAAAAATACAATACATCGATTCCTTTGGTAAATTCCGATTCCATATCTATTGTATTATTTTGCATCCATAATTGTATTGCCATATTCATTAGCAGCATACTTTTACCGCCACCACTTTCTGCGCCAATCAATAAAAGCTCTCCTGGTCTTAATCCATCTGTAGCATGATCAAGAAAAGAGTATCCTGTAAGAAGCCCTTTGTCAAAGGTAGGGTTATCCATCTTTGCATTATATTCTTCTTTAAATTGACCGACAGAGTCTTTTAATGTTTTGCGCTCATATGATTTTACTTGATTTAGCGCTTTGACATTCTGTGTGACTTTTTGAAGTTCAACCAATTGTTTATTTACGTCTATTCTGCCTACTTCTAAACCGGCCAATTTATCTTTTAATTCTAGGAGTTCTTTTTCAGCATATCTTTTTTTAAGTCTTTCAAGATCGAATTTATATTCCCTATCATCATAAGATACAGAGTCTATTTCTTTCCAAACATTTTCAACATAATCAATTAATTTATTATTAGTTTTACCAAGTTTTTCAATAATAACCCGTTTAGTCGGTGTATCTTTATATGTTTTGATGTAAGATAGGATTAGTGTTGCAAAATTCCAAATATCTGGTTCAAATAATTTGGCATCATATTCGTTTGCAAAATCAGCCGAATGTTTTTTATTTGATATCAGAGTTTTAAGAATATGTAAATCTAAAGTTGAGAATGACATGTAGTAATTAACCTTTCTTGATCTTTCTAAAATCTTCGCCAAAAACAGGCACTATTTGCATGCTGTTTGAGAATAAGCTTCCAAGGCTTTGTTTTAATGCCCCGGTAAAACTCTCTAATATATTTGGGCTATTGGTACAGATAATAGTTGGTAGTTTATTTTGTTTTCTGGTTCTGAATATTGATTCAAGGTTTTTTGCGTATAATTCATTTGCAGCTTCCGAAGAAGAGAAGAAGCGGATATCAACTTCATCAATTACTAGAAAATCAACAATTGACAGCTCTCGTTTGGCAAGGAACTTTTCTTCGGACGATGCCTGTGTTATTACAGATATAATATTTGTCATTTCGGAATATTGACAAGAGAATCCTTTTTGTGAAGCTTTTTTAAGTATTGAAATTGATGAAAAGCTTTTGCCTACTCCATGTGGGCCGGCAAAACAAATTGAAGTGCCGTTAGTATAGGCAAATTTCAAATCATTTACAACTTCTTCATATTTTGCTAATAATGATTTATCGCCAATAAAATCTCTTTCCATTTTTAGCTCCCAGTATTCTAATGGAATATTTGATTCGGCATATCGATTATAGGCTATTGATTTTATATTTTTGGTATCTGTCGAATCATTTGAGTTTTCTATTGTTAATAATTTTTCCTGTATTTTTCTTTGAGGTATATTGTTTAATGCTTTTGATCTGGAAAAATAATCTTGCGACATTTATTTTGACCCCGTAAATGGATTTTGGTATTTTATTTGTTTGGAATATATTGGAGAGTGTTCTTTTAACTTTTCTGATATAATCTTTTTTTCTTGTTCTAATTGAAGTTTTCTAAGTTCAATTAATGATTTTATTTTAAAATATTTATCATCTTGATTAATGGTTTCCGGTTGTTTTTCCACATGTTGTTTTGGCTTTGGCTTTATAATATCAAGAAATATTTTAACGGCTATTACATCTTCAGAAACATTTTGAATTATGAAACGCGATTTACCATCCATAGATATTAACACCGCATTTTGGTTTGTCCAATGTTCCACAAATCCATCTGCGCATATTGAATTTTTAAAAAATACCTTAACAAATTGATTTTTTTCTATCATTATATATTTTTAATCCTTTTTTTTAATATTCAAAATTTCAAATAAAAGCGGCTAATAATTCTATTTGTTCTTTGGTCAACCTAATATTATTAGGAAATTTATTCGCTCATGTTTAATCCAATATTCAAAATATGTTCCGTTATTAAGTTCAACAGCAGGACCATCTTCTCGATGCCATTTGCCGTTTTTATACCAAAACTTATTTCCGTATTCGTCTATTTCTAATCCATTTTTCATATTCAAGATCTCACATGAAAGTGATATATAGTTCCATTTGGTCTTTTGTTAATCTAATATTATTCGGAAAATTAAGTTGTTTTCCATCAAGCCAATATTCAAAATATGTTCCGTTTTTTGTTTCAATAGCAGGACCATCTTCTCGATGAAATTCGTCGTTTTTATACCAGTTTACGGAATAATCTATAAGTTCATGTTAATCAAATGACTTTTTTCAACGTTTCAAAACTAAATCCAATAATTTTTAATTCTTCGAATGCCGCCAACACCCTTTCCCCTGGATTTTGCATTTGAACTAAAAATGCTAGATCCCCGTATGTATTAATGCTTAATCCGGCCTTATCAAGAATTGATTTATATTCAATTGGTAAAGGAAAAGATCTGCTTAATTGAATTTTATGGCTATTTGTAAACAAGTATTTCATCTTATATTCGACCGACAGGCTTTCTACTGTTAAAAACGCTATCGATGTTAATTTTCGTTTAGCTTCCTTTACACGTGTCTTAAAAACCCAATCAATATAAGATTTTAATATTTCCGGATCCGAGCTTATCATTGATGCTAACTTTTTAATCTGAAACATTTCATAACAATTAGATGGTTTAGGGCTATTGAATTTAAACTTATATTTTTCATTATAATGCTGCTCGTATTTATTACAAAAATACGCCAATACATTAATCGGTCTCCATGCCTTTATCTCCAATTTATCTGTTTCCAAAAACTTATCAAAAAACTTCTTATAAGCATCATTTGGGTAATCAGAGAAGCTTCCAACAATATCATCATTATTTTGAATCGTCTTCGCCATCTTGCGCAACCTTTTATTTGTTAAAATTTTGTTAATCTTTTTTGTTATTTTAGTATCAATCACAATGTAAGAAAATGTAAGCCGCTTAACTATGCTAAACATATTAGAAGTTGAAACATTATATATTTTAGCTAATTTTGTTATTGAATATTTGCCAGTAGAAAAATCAGATAATATATTTATTGCTATATCTTTGTTTATTTTTTTTCTTTTGCTTGACTTGTATTTTTTACATCTTACGCGCTCAATTAACTCTTTAGGTATTTCATGATCTTTAGAGAATATTAATCTTGTGATATCAAAAATTCTATAGTAAGAGATACCATGTTTATTAGCCATGTCTCTAACCTTTAACCCTTCACAATAACCTGTCAATACGTCGCAAATTAACTTTTTATTAAGCGATAATTTATAAATCGATCCAGCTTTTCCCCCGGACGTTTCATTATAGCCATATTTAGCTTTATTTGATTGGTATTGGTTTATATATTTGACTTCGGCAGCGTAAGCTAAATCAGAACTTCCGAACTTTTCAAGCTCAATTATATTAAAATTATCCTTGCCATACTTAGCAATAGCGTGATTGATGGCATATTTGTTTTTATCATTTTTGAAATTGGAAATTTTTGCATGTTCAGCAAATCTCTGATCTATTGTCTTTTTAGTAACGCCAACGTAAACTTTGTTATTAACAGAGTTTCTAATTAGATAGCAGCAATGTTCCACGATGTTTATTCTGCGTGCCTATCAAGCTTATACATTTCTTTTGTCTTAAATATTTTGAACCCATTTTCGTTTTTATAAATACCATATCTTAACTCGGCATGCTTTTTTAGAAACTTAACTTGATCATAAAAATCAACAATGGCCGCAACCTTCTTACCAGGATATGAACGAATAACGCGGCCAATTCTTTGCAATGTACGAATACTGCTCTTTCCTCCGCCAGCTAAAATTAGAGCATTAAGTACTGGTAAGTCTACTCCAATATCAAATATAGTGCTGGCCAGTATTAAGCTTATCTCTTTATTTTCCAACATTTTCTTAACTTCGGTCCTTCTTTCTAACGAATCATTACCATCTAATATTTCACATTTAATTCCACGTTCCTTCATCATCTCGAATAAAAGTGCCCCATGCTTTATCTGTTTAAATAAAATAAGTGGAGTATATTTCTTTTCAAGCAATTCTTCTGCTTGCTGAATTATTAAATTATTCCTGGCCTCATTATCAACTATGTATGCCTTATATACTGTTTGATATTGCGCCATCTGCATATGTATTGGCGGAACTGAAATAAACTTAATTATTGGCTGAGCAAGAACTCCGCTTTTAATTAATAATGATGCACTAACATCAATAATTTTTTCTCCAAGAATACCAGTAATAAGCATATCTGTTCCGTCATCACGATAAGGCGTACCAGAAAACCCAAGAATATGCTCAGGATCAATTGTGTTAAGTATGTGCTTTATTGTGTCGGTAGTAATAACATGACTCTCATCAAAAATATGTAGCTTAGATATTTTTAACATATTCACAACCTGAGCCGCTTGTTCTTGGCTCGGCTCTTTCTCAACTAAATCATCCTCTTCATCAACAATGCCCTTTGGATTTAATTTTAATGATCTTCCAACTGTCCATATGCTTGCAATGTTTATTCTCCTAACATTACATATTCCGTTTCCAATAAACCCAATCTCCTCATCAAATAAAGAGGAAAATAGATCGTGAAATTGTTGCAGCAAATCTAGCCCAATAACATATATGATGGTAGGCTTATTAACTTTTGCAGTTATCATAGCGGTGCAGATGGTCTTGCCACTACCTGTACACGCCCTAACTATACCCTTTGAATTATTTAACGATACCTCAACTATTTTTTCTTGATAATCTCTTGGAGTTATATTTATATTTTTTAATTTTTCTGTTAAATCAATACTTTCATTTGTAATTACTTTTTTTCTATTGTCTGTAATTGTCGGATAATCTTTATTTTCAGCCAAAAACTCTTTGACATTGCTTAATAAACCAAGTAAAAAATATCCGTGTTTATCCATTAAATATGTAATGCCACTCCACCCATTCTTATAAGCAGCTGTATATTCAACACCAACTGCCTTGTATGATAAATGTCTCTTGAGCTTGTTAAATATAACTATATTGTTCGTAATATACTGACAATGCTTATTATCATGAATTATTAGCTGGCTTACTGTTTCAATCAATTATATGCAGTCTCCTCTGCAATATATATCGATATGCCAACCAATTATTAACTCTTAGAGAACTTAATTACATGCATATTTTCCGATAATTTTTCATAATATTCATGTCGGAAAATCAGCGGATTCACCCATGGAAATCTGACAACTGAATCGTACAATGTCTCGTCTATTGTTATTGGAATAATAGTGAGGTATATTTCAGATGCAAACTTTAACGCATCTTTATATATTGACCCACCACCTATGAACCAAATATCTTTGTCTATGTCTGATAATGCGACTGCTTCATCTGTTGATTTTACAATATGATTAAATAATGATGTCGGCCCAAGAATATTTGAAACAACTATATTTTTTCTGTTTGGAAGCGGCTTACCAATATCAATACAGGTTTGTCGCCCCATTATGATATTATGTCCAGTTGTCATTTTTTTGAAAAACTGCATGTCCTCTTTATAATGCCATGGAATCATTGATCTGTCTTTTGTCTTTACTCCGATAATGCCGTTCATGGAAACTGCCGCAATTATTTTTATCATATTGCCATATTTCCTTTTATTGCTGGGTGGCTAATATATCCGTCTAATTTAAAATTTTCAAATGACAAATCTTCCATATCTTCAATTGAACCTATATCTTTATTTATATTAAGCTTGGGGAACGGATATGGCTTACGAGATATTTGCTCTTTAACCTGATTTATATGATTGTTGTAAATATGAGTGTCGCCGCCAACAAATATTAATTCATTTGCTTTTAGACCAGATGCTTTTGCCATTAAATGAGTTAACGTGGCATAACAAACTAAATTATATCCAAGCCCTAAAAAGCTGTCAACGCTACGCATTTGAAATTGACAGCTTAATTCATCCCCGCTGACGTAAAATTGCATGAAAAAATGACATGGGTCCAATACGCAAAGCTTTGAAACATTGGGATTGTATGCACTAATAATAATCCTGCGACTCTCAGGATCCGTTTTAATTAATGACAATGCGTTTTTTAATTGATCCTCTCCGACTGTCTTTCCATCGCCAAAATTCCTCCATTGCGCTCCATACATCGGCCCAATCATACCTTCGCTGTAATGAAATAAATTACGACTATCCAAAAATTTGCGGCTTGTATTCCCTCTCCAAATATTAACGCCTTTTTCCTCAAGCAATTTTGTATTCGTATCTCCTCGAATAAAAAACAATAGCTCCTCAATAATACCACGAACATGCATTTTCTTTGAGGTTAATAATGGTATAGTGTTTTCCTTAAGAGAAAACCTTAATATTGTGCCGAAAATAGATTTAGTGCCAATTCCAGTCCTGTCATTTCGAGTCTCGCCATTCTCTAATATGTTTTTTAATAAGTCAAGGTAGTTCCGCTCCTCTTCGTTTTCCATCACTTAGTCCTAACGTCATGAGGATAAGACTCTACTAATCCTGCATTTGTTATTCTTGCCATTCTGTGTTCTATTTTCAAATCAGATAAATTGCTGACACCTTGATACGCCATTCCAGATTGAAGCCCCTCACATAACCTTTTAACAATATTTCGTACAGGTCCTTTTGTTGGCACTAATGCAGCAACCCCTTCTATTCTCGATGTTTTATGAGTAGAACTCCCAACATATTCTTTATATTGCATCCCATCAATGGTCAGAATTGTTCCAGGCGTCTCGTCTGTGCCAGAGAATAAGTTTCCGGCCATAACAAGGTCCGAATAACAAAGCGCTTTAACACAGTCTCCAGAATTTTTCACGCCACCGTCAGCCATGATAAAAGCTTTTTTATTAGTTTTATGTTCAAACTCTACCTTGGCAGAATATGCATGCATAATTGCGGTTAATTGAGGAACTCCATTACCCGTTTCAATTCTAGTTGTGCAAAGAGAATTGTGCACAATCATATTATTAGCTATAAAACTATGAGTACAACAATCAACAGTAATATCATATACTGGAATTTCCATATTTAACTCTTCATATTTTAATATTTTAACTATTTGATAATCATCAGTCAATCTTTTTTCACCAGATTTTAATGTGCGCGATAGGTATGCCTCATTCATATTATCTATGTTACATCCTTTTAATCCTCCTATTCTCTTGCCGATAAAAGTATTATTTGGTAAATGCCCGTTCAGCATAAAATGAATTACGTTAAATAATTCAATTATTTTAATTGAAGTGCTTGTTACACTTTTTCTCCCGTCGGTGGCATAGTGTCCATCACTATCTAAAAGTCCATCATACAATCCAGTTAAATATTTTTTATTATTTACGAATAAATTTGCAGGTAAATGTTTGTTTTCTTTTTTATCAAATGTAAGTAAAAAGTCCGCTAAAGGTTTGTAATAAAATTTAACATCAATTGTATTTTTTGTCTCCACGATAATAGCGTCTTTATTAAAGATACTTTTAATAGATTTGACTACTTTATTCGCGATATCAATTTCTTCTTTTCCAAAATACCATGATACCATTCCGGAATGGCTGCCTTTAGTAACAGTGCAGGATGCACAGCCGTTACCTAAAAATGTTCCAAATAAATATCCACTATCGTAATTTGGAACTATTTGAACATCTTCTGAATAAAAATATCCAGTCACACAATTACCAGCATCTCTTTTATTTAAAGATAAGTTAAAAGTTTCTGGCATTGTGAAATTTATATTTTTGGGGAAAAGCAGTACGTCATTTTGAGCATCAGAAATACGCTTCCATTTATATTTAGATTGCTTCGGAATAGTTTTGCTTTTCCGATCTAAAATTTTAGCGTAACCGCTTGAAGATAAAGTATTATCTGACACCGATGATAAATCCCCAACCCAAAATTGATGGTCCGTGGTAACATAAGTGTCATTATAAAATGAATTATTTTTTAATTTTACAACATTTTTTGTGCCAGTAGGAAAAGAAGCTAATACTTTAACTGATTTTCCATTTTTATTAATAACATAATCGCCAGGTATTATATTTTCAATATTTTTATATAAACCATTAGACATTAATATCCTTGTTCCAGCTGCAAAGCAACCAGGCCCAATACCAACTTTAACCATATCAGCACCGGCTTCAAACAATCTCATGGTGCCATCATAAGTCGCCACATTACCAGCAATCAAAAATACATTTGGATACTTTGAAGCAATATATTTAATCATATTAACGCACATTAATGAATCACCATGAGCAATATCAATACAGATTATTTTAACTCCTGCTTTAATTAATTTGTGAAGATTGTCGTAATCTTCTGGTTTAACACCAACCGAAAATCCGACGTAGTCTAGAGGGTTTGAAGCAATATTACGATTAACTAATTTTGTGGCTAACTCTATTTGATCTTCAATCGGCATAAATCTATGAACGACAGCCATTCCTTTAAGATTAAAAATCTCCTCCGCCATATCATAAGACGTTATAGTTTTCATATTGGCTGGAACAATCGGTATTTTTAATTTAATTCCTTTAGATAATTGAACTGATAAATCAATTTTAGAACGGCTTTCTATTTCTGAATACTGTGGAATTAATAAAATATCATCATATGTAAGCCCCTCAGCAAATGTTAAGCCTGTTTCAAATTGTTCAGTCATAAATAACGCCTCCAAAGATTAACATATATCCATATCCTGATATTGTTAATGCATATCTTTCAAGTTAAATTAATTAAAAATCCAAGGCAAAATACATGTCATTTTCAAAAATCTTAGATATTTTCAGCAGCATTTTCAATAACAAAAATATAACAGATGTCTCAAAAGTTGCCGCAGCTGTTTTATCTGAAACTACCACGCAAACTATTGATACTGCAGAAATTATTAAAGTTAATGATTTCGCTAATATACCAGCAAAGTCTTCTGATGCGGCTACAGGTTCAAAGTTTCTTCATGATAATATGAAAAATGACCACTCGTCTCGCGAAGCAAATATACTGCATGAGTTTCAAAAAGGCAATGTCCCAGATTTTTTAAGAAATTTTCAGCCAGTTCATGTTTCCTTGGGTGCAAATACAATTACTTACTTTGTTTCCCCAGATTATTTGAGCATTGGAACTAATAATGATTATTGTAGGATGCCTATGAACCCGATAACTGCCCAAAAAATAGCGGATTTATATGGCTGCGTTCTTCCAACAAAAAAAATGGTTGATGATATCTATAGATCTGCCGCAATAAAACTAGAGGCTGTTCCTCATGGCCCCCCGTATAATGAAGAAATGGAGGGGACTGCAAGATTCGAGTGGAGTAATGAACAAATCAAAAATCAATTGATTGGGAAAGAACCTGGCACATTAGTTGCAGGTCATAAGAAAGATATAATAATTGATAAAAGCCTATTGTCTCGTCGTGGTAATGTTTCCATATATGGTTGGTTCGCTCATGGTAAACCAATACAGGGAGTGAATAGTGTTAGTCATAGCATCAATTATTCGGATTATGCACATGGAGTTAGACTAATATATTCAAAAGCAACTGTTAATGGTGCTGAAAAAAATATTTATGATATATTAAATGATGGATCGGTTTCATCTTTAATTAACTCTGACGGGGCTTTTGATGCAAGAAAAATATACCGTTAAAAAATATTACGTTTACAAAATAACTAATACAATCAACGGAAAAATATATATTGGAAAAGGTGGTGGACGAAAACAAACCCGTTTCTTAGATCACATATACACTTCCACTAAACCAAAATCAAACTCATATTCGTTCTTACATAAAGCTATCAATAAATATGGCAAAGATAACTTCACATATGAAATCATTAATTATTTTGATTCGGAAGATGAAGCTTATAGCCATGAAGAAAGTATGATTGGTTTGTTAAATTCTAACGACCAAAGTATTGGGTATAATTTATCTTCTGGCGGTAGGGCCGGTAGACATTCCACAAAATCGATAGAAAAAATGAGGTTAGCACACATTGGTTTCAAATATTCTGAAGAGTCAATCCAAAGAATGCGCGACTCTCACAAAGGAAAAATATCACAAGGCAGAATGTTCTCCAATGAACAGGTTAAAGATATTAGAACCGAATACAATAATGATAGAATGTTAAAGAAGAAAAATATCATAAACAAATTATCGGCTAAATACGAATGTTCTTTTGCTACAATATGCGCAATAGTTCGTTATCAAAATGCATACATGGAGGTCGTTGTTCCAGAGGCCAGCTTACCCGAAAACCATAAGGCTTGCTCGGTTTGTAATTTAGTGAAAAATAATAATGAGTTTAATAAACAGGCAAAGTCCCCCGATAGTTTGGCATATAGGTGTAGGTATTGTGAAAATAAAGTAAAAAAAATAAGTAGAGATAAACTAAAAGATTTGGACAATAATGGCTAATTTCCCGTCAAGACCAGCAACAGCATTACCGGGGTCGATTTTTATATCAAGCATAATGAAAATGGTAGGTTCTGGAAATCGTGATGATTTAATTTCTAACGAGATTATTCGTGGCAATTTTCCAAACTTTCTTCGCTCCCTAATACCTATAACAATATCTGAAGGCGGCTCTACGTTGGTTTATAACGTGCTTTCTGACTATATAGCGGTTGGAGACGATATCGATTATGTGCGAACTCCTCTAGGCGGTCCAGCAGCTCAGAAAGTGGCAGATGCTTTTGGGTGTATATTGCCAACTACAAAAATGTCAGATCAGATATGGAAATCGGCAAAAACAAAATTGCCGCCAAAACCATTATCAGGGGCACCTCAAACTATAGGTGGCAAAACTTATTCTGTTCAACAATTTCTTAGTGGAAAAATGACGGATACAGATACTTTTGAGCATCATAATCAAATCATTCAACAGCAATTAAAAGAACGTGGGCATGTGCCTGGAGAACTTGTTGCAGGTAGTAAAAAAGATATAGTCCTTTCTAATGACATAGCTCCGGGCAAACTTGGGATTCATGGTATGCACGAAATAGATGGAAGACCTCTACAACCAGGCGCCGCGTCTCCTCATATAGAGGATTATAACGATTATAGTTCTGGTGTACGATTAGTAGATCGTCAAGCAAAGTTAAACGGTAAACCTATTGATTTGATAAGAGATATATTGCAAAATCCAGAATATTCACATTTTGTTACTGATGGCGGAGTGCTACACAACATCGCTTATAACTATGATGGTAAGCAAGATGTTAAATCGAAAGATATACCAGAAAAACGGCCAACGGAAATGATAGCTTTACAAAATAAGCCGACATCTTCATCATCTGGTAAAATAATGTTATTGAATCGGCTATATGATTTCCTAAATAAAATAAATATTTAATTTTAATCTCCTTCCCATTTAACAATTAATTCGTATCCAGCATTTTTTATTAGATTTTCTCTATCTAATGTTTTTTTGTATAATTCGCCATAGGTTGTTTTTGTTCTTGGATTAATATCATTTTGATTAAAGTGTTTAGGGGAACCATGCCAAAACTTACCATGAAATTCATAAACTGTATTTGTCTCTGGAACATAAGCATCGGCTCTTATATTTTTTTTACCAATCTTTATTTTTGCCTGCCGATATTTTGGCTCGATATTTAATGAGTCAAGCCATATGGTTTCTGATTTGGAAATAATATGGGTGCATTTTGGACAACCATGACCTCGCAGATGATCAATTGGAATTTGTTTAAAATCACCATGAATACGACATGTTATCGTTACTTTCGTATAGTTATTTTTATAATCAACTTTTGTATAACTACATTTATCTCCATACTTTCCAATGGCTTCTTTTATAAATTGTTCGGCATCTTTTGTCTTTGCGTATATAGCACATTCTGGACAACCTTGGCCTTGCAGATGATTACTTGGAGTTTGTTCAAAATCACCATGAATACGGCATATCATTATTACTTTTGTATAGGCATTAATATAATTAACTTTTGTATAAATCCATTTATCTCCATACTTTCCAATGGCTTCTTTTATAAATTGCTCTGTATCTTTTTTTACATTTCCAGCACATTCTGAGCAGCTCCGCCCTTTCAGATGGCTACTTGGAGTTTGTTCAAAATCACCATGAATACGACATGTTATCGTTACTTTCGTATAGTTATTTTTATAATCAACTTTTGTATAACTACATTTATCTCCATACTTTCCAATGGCTTCTTTTATAAATTGTTCGGCATCTTTTGTCTTTGTGTATATAGCACATTCTGGACAGCCTTTACCTTGCAGATGACTATTTGGAGTTTGTTCAAAATCACCATGAATAGGGCAAATTATGATTACTTTAGTTTTAGAATGAACATAATTAACTTTTGTATAACCATATTTTTTTAATGGATGAACAGTATTTGCTTTTTGTATGAATTTTACCGTTTGTGTTAAGTCATTTACCATATCTGATTGTTATATAGCATGTAGAGATATTATTAAAATGTTTTATGTTTACTTAATTCAAAATAAATTAAATAATAAATTATACATCGGCAAAACCAATAATTTAACTCGAAGATGGAGCGAGCACAAAAAGGTTGCGTTTGGCGGAAAAGAAAAATATGGCAGAGGGTTTAGAGCTATTCATTGTGCTTTATCAAAATACGGAGCCGATAATTTTATATTTTTTGACATTGAGAGATTTGATAATGAGGTAGATAGTTATGATGCCGAGAAATTTTGGATAGAATTTTTTGGGTCTAATAAAAAACAATTAGGATACAATGAAACGTCTGGAGGGGAAGGGCTTGGATCCGGAGTCAGTCACCCTTTGTATGGAACTCACCCCACAAAAGAAACTCGGGAAAAACTTAGGGCCGCACAAAAAAGAAGAGTTCCAGTGCTAGGGCGTAAACATAGTATTGAAACTAAAAAACAATATAGTATAGATAGATCTGGTGAAAAAAATGCTATGTTTGGGAAAAAACAAACGGGTGTGGCTAAACTAAAAATAAGTATGGCTAAATTGGGCAAAAGCAATTCAATGAAAGGGACCAAAAAAACATATGAGCAAAGAAAAATAATTAGCGAAAATGTATTAAAATCTCTTTCAAAATTAAAGGGAGAAGATCGGCCAAATGCCAAATTAAGCAATGTGCAAGCGGCCGAAATTAGACATATATTTAAAAATAAAACGAAATCGCCAAAAGAAATTTGTCAAATATATAATATAAGTAAACCTACGTTATATAGAATAATTGGATTTAAAACCTACAAAATAGATTAGTCTAGTTTTCTATATTAATTACCCGTTATTTTTTAAAAAAACATCTTCCCACATTATTACTAAATTATATCCGGCATCTTTAATTAACCTTTCGCGGTCTAATGTTTTTTATATAATTCGCCAAAGGTTTTGTTATTTGTTTTATTAATATCTTTCGATTTATATATTCTTGGATTTCCATGCCAATAATTACCATGAAACTCATAAACTGTATTTGTTTCTGGAATATAAGCATCAGCCTTTATATATTTTTTACCAATCTTTATTTTTGCTTGACGATATTTTGGATCTATGTTTAAAGAATCAATCCATATAGTTTCAGGTTTAGAGATAATATGGGTGCATTTTGGACAGCCACGACCTTGTAGATGATTATGTGGAGTTTGTTCAAAATCACCATGAACAGGGCATGTTATCGTTACTTTTGTATAGGCATTAATATAATCAACTTCTGTATAAATCCATTTATCTCCATGCTTTCCAATGGCTTCTTTTATAAATTGTTCGGCATCTTTTGTCTTTGCGTATATAGCACATTTTGGACAACCTTGGCCTTGCAGATGACTATTTGGAGTTTGTTCAAAATCACCATGAATAGAACAAGTTATCGTTACCTTTATAATGGCACTAATATAATTTACTTCTGTATAAATCCATTTATCTCCATATTTTTTAACAGCTTCTTTTATAAATTGATCTGTGTCTTTTTTTGCAACTCCAGCGCATTTTGGACAACCTTGACCTTGTAGATGATTATGTGGAGTTTGGGAATAATCACCATGAATATCACATGTTATTATTACTTTTGTTTTTGCGCTAACATAAATAGTTTTATTATAATTCCATTTTGACTGGTGAATAACATTAGCCTTTTGTATGAAAATATTTGTTTTATTCAGAATCCCCATCTACTCTCGTTTTCTATAAACAATTCGTCCTTTTGTTGTATCATATGGAGAGATTTCAACTTTTACTTTATCACCGATTAATATTTTAACGCTGTTCATTCTAATACGGCCAGCAAGTGTACACGTTATAACATGAGAATCGCTAACCTTTACATTAAACAGCCCCTTAGATGAATCTACGACCTCTCCCTCAAATTCTAACATATCCGCCATATAAATTATCCTCCTTTTAATATTTTGTTAATTAAACCACTTTCACGATTTATAATTTCCATAACCATTTCGTGAGGCGGATATACAGTTAGCCACCCCTTTTGTTTTTGACAAGGGAACATAACAAACCCTTCGATTTTTTGCTCAATAAAAAACTGAACATTTTTATTCTGCACAATAAGTGTTAAAGTCTCAAGTCCAAGATTAAGCGGTGAGCATATATTAATTTTATTATTATAAACGTAATAAGTTCTTAAAAAATTATCAATACCCAAGAGTGCGAAAACGATATTATCTGTAAATATATCCTCATCTTTTCCTAATGCCACATATAATAATTTACTTATTTTTGCAATTTTATAAATAGGTAAATTATGATATAAGTCGGTGCAAATAATTCTTTTTCTATCTATACTTAAATCATCAAAAATTATACTTACTTTTTTATCTTCAGAAATATTAAGAGAATTACCGAACTCATCAAACCACTTATTATCAAGTTTATAATTTGTTGGCAAGCGTTTGGACTTTAGCATTATTGATGGTTTTAATCGGCATAATCTGATGATATCGCTAAGATTTTCGTATCTTGAATAAGACTCTACTAATAATATTTTTTTATATATCCTGTCATATAATCGTTCAATTCCTAAAGCTTTATTCCTGGGCATCGAACTCTGAATTATCTTCTTCTTTTGGTGTTCTATGCGGATGATTTTTTATCAATGGCAAATGATCGACGCCTTTATTTTTAATCAAATCATTCCATAAAAGGTAAGTATTGCGGGTATCAGAAATAGCAGAGTGTTTTTCAGCAAATTTTCTAATTTTCATCATATCGCAGCAGGCATGAAGATTTACGGCTGTTCTACCAGTTGCGGTTTTAATTAATTGCGTTTGTTGACCAATTGGCGATTTAAGATATTCTTGGGTCATCTTAATGGTATCTAAATACAGGTCTGCAGGAAACTCTTTATCTTTTGATCCCCATAGATTATGCAAAAAACGTTTATCGAATGATATTATGTTATGTCCAATGATACATCTTGCATTTGGGGCCTGACCATCTTGCTCAAAAAAACGATTAACTTTATTTATGACATCAGATTTTGAAAGCCCTTTTTTCAAATCATCAATTGTTTTATTTGTTAATCTGAGGGCGTCATAACTAGCCCTTTCTGGATAATCGCATTTTACCATTTCCGTTAATTGAACTTTATCGGAACATCTAATTATTGATATTTCGGTAATTTCATTCAACTGGGAATTTAAACCGGTCGTCTCTAAATCCAGCACATAAAAATGCAGCATATGTTAACTAAGCTCCTTGGGTTTGTATGATTTATTATTTAATATGTTATGTATGGAAGAATTATTTACGTGAAACATTTTGCTAAGATTTTTTATTTTAATTCCAGATGATTTTAATAATCGTATTTCATCGGCAATTTCAATATTTAGTTTGCGCGTTTTTGGTTTCCAGTTATTTATCCAGCTCATGCACTCGTTATATTTTCTTTCTAATTTTAGGTCATTGCATTTATCATAGACATAACCAATGAATTTAATGGAGTGTCTACCGCTAATTTGAATGGATTTATTATTTTTTGGTATACAGCTATCTATTCCAAACAAATTACAAAAATTTTTAATATCAATCTTCATTTGATTTGAAACAGATGAAATTATTATACGTGGTCTTTTAATTTTATTATTAAACTTACGTATATGGCCATCCCCCTCAAACAACCCTCTAAGAAAGCACCATTTAAGTTTATTGTTTAATTTAGGCATAGATATAGTAGAATCTTTTTTTCCAAAAGATATTGACAACGCTTTAATTATATCTTTTGTCATGGCAATTGAGCTAACGTCTAATATGCCCCATTCTTTATTATTATATTTTTTACAATGAACTGGCAAATTAGAACTTAATGACTTACTAAAAACTTCAAGAACATAACTATCATCATATTTTAATTTAATAGTAAACCTTTTTCGTCTTATATGTCCATCCGAGGCAATCCATCCTAAAAAATACGCTTTGTCTTCTGAGTTAATTTTAGAGAAATATTGTTCATTTTTAGTATACTTATTAAGGCGATTATTGGCTACATGCGAAAATTGTTTAAAATTAGATATATCGGTCAATATCATCTAACCATGCTCTTTTATTATATAGGATGGAACAACATCAAGTTTTTGATATTTTTCTTTAATTGTTTTGTTCAGATATTGATAACCGCTAATAATTTTGCGACAACAAAATTGGCCACATTTACAATTCATTTGCCATTGTTCAAGCGTATCATTTGATGATGTTGAATAATCAAATGTTATTTCCGTATCTGCTTTAATAACATAAAGTGACAATAAGAATGCTCTAGAGCCAACAATCACAAGGCCGCAGTTTGGATTGCAGCTGTGATTAATATAGTCATCAAATCCTCCTGACGGGCCAAGAAACTTATTTTTCCCAATTTGCAAAGTATATGATTGGTCATGTTTTAAAGTATCTCGTGTAAAAAAATCACCTTTAAATTCAAATATAATTGTTTTTGCCGGGACATCAACCAATGTATTGACACCATTACCATTTGCCGTTTCAATTATTATAAGATTTCTATTAAAAACACTACTCATCGCAATATACCTACAAGATTTTTAACTAGCTTTATCATGGAGCATCCAGCATCATATACGGTTAGCTTTATATCTTTCCTTCCAACTAATTTGTATTTAACACCATTTGGATGAGCGTTCTTTGTCATTTCAGCGGCCTCTTCTGGTGATTCGGCAAAAATACGATATATTAGTGTTGCCGGTAATTGAGCTGTAATATGCACATCATAATACATTTTCTTTTTAATTATATTTTTTTCTTTTTTCATTTTTCATCCTCACATGAAAGCAATATATAATTCCATCTGGTCTTTTGTCAATCTAATATCATTCGGAAAATTTAATTGTTTTCCATCAAGCCAATATTCAAAGTATGTTCCATTCTTTTCTTCAAGGGCAGGACCATCTTCTCGATGTTGTTTGCCGTTTATAAACCAAAACTTATCTCCATTGGCATATTCAATAGCAGGACCATCTTCTCGATGACATTTGCCATTTTTATACCAAAACTTATTTCCATTGGCATATTCACAAGCAGGACCATCTTCTCGATGTAGTTTGCCGTTTTTATACCAAGACTTATCTCTATTGACATCTTCAACAGCAGGACCATCTTCTCGATGTAGTTTGCCGTTTTTAAACCAAACCTTATCTCCATTGGCATATTCAATAGCAGGACCATCTTCTCGATGTCGTTTGCCGTTTTTATACCAAAACTTATCTCCGTATTTGTCTATTTCTAATTCATTTTTCATTTTATTAATTCGTTAAATCTTTTTAGAAATAATTCTTTTGCTTGTTTTGGTGGCAATGGTGTTATTTTATTTGGCATTGGGCTATATTGATTTAAATATTCTGCCCATTCAGGATGAATTACTGCTAATAAATCTCTTGCTTCAGTAGATAAGGCAATTAAATCTGCTAATTTAACTTCGTCAGGCTCATCTTCACTTAATCCATATTTTTTATAAATTGCCGCCTGATATTTTTTTTCACATAATCTATACTGTTCAAATATGGATGTTTTTTTTAATGGACTAGCTATATCGCTTAAAATAGCTTCACTACAGTCATGCAATAAACCTTTTAATTTATATTTCTTTTTGCATATATCTGAGACTAATACAGAATGTTGAGCTATGGAATAAAATACTAAACAATGGCCATTAAATCTACATAAATTAGATAATGAATGAGCCATATCATATATATCTATTTTATCAGGCTCGGGATTTAATGGAAATATTTTTTTTCCAGAAAATGTTTGAACCCAACATTCTTTATCTTTAGAATTCATTATTTACCTTCTGATGTAGAGCCGAATCCGCCGGTTTTCCTTACGGCATTTCTTCTAATACACTTTTCATCATACTGCTGATTGCTTAATGGAATTACTGTTACATCTAATCGTTTAACTGGAATAATTTGAGCAATCGGATCACCAAAATTAATAACTAAGTCTTTTCCTAAAGAACATACGTCTGGAAGATATTGAGCAACCAAAGTTGTTATCCCTTCCCATGATTCATCAATAATTCCGATCAGGTTATGCATGTATTTTTTTGCAAACGAGCTGCTTCGTGGATGTAGCTGATAATACCATCCATCTGGACAATATGATCGAAACCCTAATGGCACTTTAGCATATTGACCAGCCTTAATAATAATTGGGTTTCTATCTAATTGTGCCGCTCTAACATCATACCCTGTTGCTAGTGGTTCACCTTTAGTCGGAATAAATCTTAAATCATCTTTTAAGTCTTCTCGCAATGCAAAATGAAAAAATGGTGGATCTATTTCTTTTTCAATTAGATTTATCCTATCATGTAATGATTCAATTAAATCAAATATATTTTCATTGTTTTTAAAATTCATAAACATCTCCCTTTATTTAACATTGAAGTATTAACGGCATGAAAACATATATCTTCATGATCCCATTACCATCAGGCCTAATATTTTCCAACAATGTAAGCCCAGGTATCCAGAAAAAACTAGAACAGCAGTTATATATCCATGAAACTATCTCTGGTCAAGAGTTTGATGATCGATTTTCTGCTGACCCAAATTATCCGGAAATAATAAAATTACAAAATCTTAGAATATTAGTGCTAAGAGATTTTTTTAATATAACAAATAGGAACGTAGCTTCTTTGGTTATCTTTGTCAAGCTTGGGATTTCCAGCATATTGAAAAATAATTTTGGGCCACCGGGAGCGTCATATATCGTTGAAAACCTTCACTGGGATCAATTAATTAAATAATCAGAGCAATATTTTAACATTTAAGTTAGGCATTTTGACATTACTTATGGACAAGGAATCATGAAAAATAAGAAATTGACTGAGAAAGTAGAATTGTTTTATCGATTAGCGTCTTATGGAAATCGTTCTAACTTCCTAAAAGCTATCGCTCAGGAAAGCCCAATGACATTTCCAGGTGATAATTTAGGCCAATTATTACAAGAATTATCGATAAGGCTTAATAACTTGTCTACAAAATGGGAAGATGCAGAGCAAAAAAGCGTTCCGGAGGCTCAAAGCTTAAAAGACTATGCGCGCTCTTTCGAAAAATATATGCAATCACGATATCTTATGGGACGATCAGAATTAGACGAAGCATCACAAGATCTTAAACGGTTTGTATCATCAACCAATTCATTACTATTAAAAGTGCCGGCTTCTATGCAATTAGATGTTAAGACGGTAAAAGACGCGTTAGATCGAGTTGATGGTGGTATCGCAAACTTCTATAGAAACGTGGCCAATTTACCGTACGAATCAGAATCATCAAAATCTATCCCCGATCAAACTGCACCAAAAGCACCAGCACCAGCACCAGCACCAGCACCACAATCATTTCCCGTTAAAACACAAGAACAATTAAATGAATTGGCTATGAATGGTGAAATATTTTTACTAAAACCATTAGAATTAACCGGCAAATTAGATAAGCCGACACAAGATGCTCTAAATTCATTAAAAAAGAAACTTAATTTATCTGAAACTGAATCTGCAAAAAATTTAATTAATATTGTTGAAAATCGCGTAAACCTAGGTCCAAAAAATCCGTACTTAAAATAATATATAGTTTTTAAGGGAGTTATGAAAGTCCCTATGCCAGCTTATGTAATTTGGTATTAACAATCTTTCTTATGGCGAGTCTGCGGATTCGCCATTTTTATTTTTAATTATAGAATTGCCTTGGCGAAGATGGCGCGCGTTTGATTGGTCGGCTGCCTATGACAATGCCATTTGCTGGGCCGTAAACCATATTTAGAAATTACTTTGAGTTCCAATGGGCTCACGATAGGTTAAAGCGTCTTTGGGGCCTTCCTGGTTCGATTATGAAAAAATACATGAAATAAGGTATAATCTGAATTAGTTTAATGTGAAATACTTAAACATTGTTCTTAGGTTGATCTCGACAAAATCACTAGTCCGAGGTTGATCTCGACAAAATCACTAGTCCGAGGTTGATCTCGACAAAACCGTAAGGACTATAGGATTTAAGATTATCAAGAGAATTAGTGTTTTAAGAATTTTGTTCTATGAAAGTTGTTTTTAAATTAACTTCTCTGTTAACTCAGAGGTTCTTAGGAGGGACAACATAGTTAACTTATTGTTTTTATTATTGTTTTCTCTGTTAACTCAGAGGTTCTTAGGAGGGACAACATAGTTAACTTATTGTTTTTATTATTGTTTTCTCTGTTAACTCAGAGGTTCTTAGGAGGGAAATCACTAGTAAGCCATTGAAATTATTTGTTTAATTGTTAAGTTTTTAGTTTATTCAATTATTAAAAAATATTTAACCACTTGATTTATTTTTTGCCATGAATAAGTTGCCTTGAACATTCACGCTGTAAAATAGAAATCAATGCACCTATCACAATTTTTAGCATATAAACCGTGCTGCCCAATATGTGAATCAAAATTATCAACCAATTTGTTTTCAACTAGAAAATATCATTGTAGATATGAAGATACTAATTTGGTTTATTCGACTAATATTAATTTTGCCTTTTCATTGGGAAAGAATAATAAACCAATTAATATAGATATAGTAATGAATTATGTTGATGATATATTTTATGGATTACGCCGTAAAACCCCGTAGTTTAAGCTCGGGGTAATTGACAATTCAGTGAAATAATGCTCATAAAGAAATATAATATCATGCGAACAAAAATAGATGAAATTATAAAATTAGCAGATCACTTCTTTAAAGTAGCAAAATCTAAAAAATCGCCAGATAAGTCGGATGATGTTGACAATATATTAGCCGATATTGAAAAACTTGATACATTCGCCGCAAGAAAAAAGCTTGCAGAGAAAAACTTTAAAAGATTATCATCTGGCTCATCAAGGATCGTATATAAATTAAATGATAGGTTTGTTATTAAGCTAGCTAAAAATAAAAAGGGTATAGCTCAAAATAAAACTGAATCAAACCCGGACATGAAGTCAAAATATATTAATAAGGTTGTTGAAACTGGCAAAAAATACTTGTGGATTAAAACTTTTTATTTGGATAAAATAACCGAAAAAGATTTTGAGGAATTGACAGATGTGAATTTTAAAGATTTTGGAAATGCAATTAGTTATGGGCTAAGAGAAATATCATCAGATGAATCAAAGAAACCTGGATGTTTTGATGATGTTAGAAAAACAAAAGTATATAAAGAGTTTGATAGGCTTGGTAAAAAATTCAAATTATTACCAGGTGATATTAGCAGAATTTCAAGCTGGGGCAAATCAGGCGATAATGTTATACTGATCGATAGCGGCCTTTCTAGAAAAGTTTTTGATAAATATTATTGATATGGTTTATTTTTTTATATTTTGACTTGCCGATTACGATGCTTAGAATACCTGTATGTATTGTAAATTATGTAATTGCAAAATGGATAAGGCAGAGTCGGCTTCTGGCACATATATAAACTTCAATTGCCCATGTCATAAATATTTTTTAATATATAAGCACAGTGTTTTGTATATTGAGAAAGCATATACTGAAAATTATGAAATAATATTAAATCATATAAAAAATCAAAGTCGTTTTTATTGTCGTTTAGATATTAATAATTTAGATATGAACAATATAACTAGGAATAGCCACGCGCCTTTATTCATAACTGGTGCATTTTCATTTTCAAATTTAAATGATCTTGAAAAAAAGATAGAAATATTTGAGATTTTCCAATGATGAAAGATTGTAATATAAATTGTAAATTATGTAATAATGCCTTATGTTTTTTTGACTCTTGGGGAGAAACTGACGAAAAAGAAACATTCTATGAGTATATGTGCTATAGTTGTACAAATTATAAAGTAATTAAAATGAATGATGGTTTTTATAGCGAGATAGCTTATCTTGGATCAACAATGATAGTTAATGAATTTGCAGACAATAAATGCGTTATTCGTTTTAAGCATATTTACGGGGCAAAAAATAGCCCGATAATAACAGAATTCATTCAGTTTAATAATAAAGAAGAGCTGTTACATAAAATAGAAATATATGAGGTATTTAGATGAGAAAATTAAAGTTAATTCGAAAACGCCTAAACTTATGCTAAGCGATAGTAATATTATATTTTTGTTAATAGCATGCAAATCAATAATGGGCGTAAGCAATTTCACTCACCAATGAGACAGTTAACTATAAAAGATATAGCGTCATATTATTCCCCATGCTTAGCTTGTAAGTCAAAAACCACTCTAATATTGTCGGTTTATTCTGCTGAATTTGGATATCAAGAAATTGTTCCTAAAATAATTGGAAAATCAATGAATATTGATCTTAAAATTTCTTATTATAGTAGGTTTGTGCTAAACATAGATATCATGTCTCATAAGTTTTTAACTTCAAATATTACTGAATTTATGAAATATGCTGCTGAGAATGTTTTTTGTTTATTTGTTTATTGTAAATCCTGCCATTCATATGTAGAAACAACTAAGTTAGAATTTAATATAACAGATAGAATATTAAAACCAATTTCCTTAGTTAAAGAAGGGTGGTCATTTATTGAGGATGACAGTATATATAAAGTTGACACTATAATGGATTTAGATCAAACAAAAATTGTGGTAGATAAAATTTCAGGAGTTAAACCAATTTCTCCATGGTCGCAAATAGTTAGTGCATTACCAATTCACAGATTTGGATCTAAGGAAAATATGATAGAAAAAATTAAATTATATATGGTATTCTCATGATTATTGAAAAATGTATCATTTGTTCATCAGAATTATCTAAATCTGTTGCCTGTATTGGAGAAAGATTTATTAAAAAGAAAAGCGGTTTACACTCCCTTAAACCACCGTATAAAGAAATTTGGTCATGTCCTAAATGTTGTAATAACAATTTCTATAAAAAGAACCCTTCCTCGCTAGAAACAATAACAGAAAATGAATCATATATAATTTTTGAAGTTTACGCAGATTTATCTAAAAAGAAAATTGGCAAATGTATTAAAATCCATAAAGACAATATTACTTATCTATATCAAGCTGAATTTAAAGTAAATATTTGGATTAATCAATTTATGGTTGCCGATCTGGGGAAACCAATAGATCAGATATTTATACAAAAAACTGAAGATTTGAAAATGTTTGAATTTAACAACATTGATGAGATGATTGATAAATTGTTAATTTATTTGACTTTTTCGTGATATAATTCATGTAGTACACACTCGTCCATAATATCATGAAAAAAAAAGATACCAAGCAATTTATAAAAGAAGCTGCTGAAAAATATGGAGATAAATGGGTTTATGCAAAAGTAATTTATATTAATGCCTATACAAAAGTAACGATAACATGTCTTATTCATGGTGATTTTGAACAAATACCAAATAACCATCTGCAAGGTCATGGTTGTCCAAAATGCGCTGGAGTTGCAAAAACAAAAGACACCAAGCAATTTATAAAAGAGGCTGTTGAAAAAAATGGAGATAAATGGATTTATACAGAAGTTAATTATATTAATGCCATTACAAAAGTAATAATAACCTGTCTAATTCACGGTAATTTTGAACAAAGACCAAATGACCATTTATCTGGCAAGGGCTGTCCAAAATGCGCTGGAGTTGCAAAAACAAAAGATACCAAGCAATTTATAAAAGAGGCTGTTGAAAAAAATGGAGATAAATGGATTTATACAGAAGTTGATTATATTAATGGCAAAACAAAAGTAACGATAACCTGTTCTATTCATGGTGATTTTGAACAAATACCAAATAACCATCTGCAAGGTCATGGTTGTCCAAAATGCGCTGGAGTTGCAAAAACAAAAGATACAAAACAATTTATAAAAGAAGCTATTGAAAAATATGGAGATAAATATGGTTATGAAAAAGTAATTTATATTGGTGCCCATAAAAAAGTAACGATAATTTGCCCTATTCATGGTGATTTTGAACAAACTTCAAGTAACCATCTGCAAGGTCATGGTTGTCCAAAATGCGCTGGAAATACAAAAAAATATATTGAGCAATTTATAAAAGAAGCTGCTGAAAAACATGGAGATAAATGGATTTATACAGAAGTTAATTATATTAATGACAAAACAAAAGTAACGATAACATGTCCTATTCATGGTGATTTTGAACAAACTCCACATAATCATCTACAAGGCTGTGGCTGTCCAAAATGCACCCATATTATCTCTAAACCTGAAACTATATGGCTTGATTCTTTAAATATAGATCAAAAATATAGACAAGCAAAAATAAAGATTGGTAAAAAATATATAAAGGCTGATGCTTAT